ACAGTGGTACTTCCTTTAGACAGCACGACACAATTACCAAGAGTAGCTACTGAGTGGCTGGAACGATATGAATTTGACCATAACACCATAAACAATAACCATATTATGTGGTCAGATAAGTACCAGAAATTAATCTTCCCATACTTTATAGATGGAGTGTTGGTAGCATGGCAAGGGAGAGTCTTTGACTCAAAAGAAAAAGAAAAAAGGAAGTGGTTCTCACAAGGAGCTTTAGATTCCTTTATCTATACACGAGGCAAGGATTCTCCCGCCATTGTATTAACTGAAAGTATTATTAGTGCAATCAAAACAGGAAGGCATCAAAAGAGTAGCCCTATATATGGGTCGGTCATATCTACATACAGATGGTCTGCTCTTAGTCACCTAACAGATCACATAATCTTATGGTTAGATCCAGATAAAAAGAAAGAAGCACTCAAGCAAGCTAACACTGGTGGACTATTTATCCCTAAGATATCAATTATATTTAGTGACAAGAAACCTAAAGATTATACATACGATGAAATAAAGGAGTATATAAATGTGTAAAATTAATTGTAATGGTGGATGCCGTGAATGTGCTCCAGAAGATCATCTAGAGGAATATAAATTACTATTAAAAGAATCTTTAGTACATTTAAAGAACTTGAATGAATATCCTTGGTCTGACTTTCCAGATGTAACAGAAGCTACTGAGTTCATAAATAAATTAGAAAAGCTATTGAATGACTAGACCCGAATTATCTCTAATTAAGTTACTTCTTAATCAAGAATTATATGACAAGTATCGTAGTTATATTACTCTTCCTAAAGAAGAGATAGAACTACAGAATTTATATAAACACCTTGATACTCTTATCTTAGAATATAAAAGAGATATATCTTTTGAAGAGTTCTGTATTTATGTACAAACTAATACGTTTAATAAACAAGATACAACCAACGCTCTACTAGATATCCTTAAACAACAGGATATCCAGCTGGATCTTGCACAATCCCTCTTGGTTCAATTAAAAGAGCGTAACCTAGCCAATGCTATAGCCTTACAAGCTATTAAGATTACAGAAGGTACTGGATCTCTCAACGATCTATCCAAATTATTAGAAGATCACGAAGAAGATGTAGAAGATACCATTGAAGATCCATTTGTATCAACAGACTTAAAGGAATTATATGAACAACGAGTCCTTAAACATGGATTACGATGGAGACTTAGAACTCTTAACCGAATGCTTGGATCTCTTAGAAAAGGAGATTTCGGATTTATCTTTGCGAGGCCGGAGACAGGCAAAACTACTTTCCTTGCATCTGAAATTAGTTTCTTTGCGGGACAGCTTAAGGAAGAAGACGGACCAATCCTCTGGTTCAATAATGAGGAAGATGGACAAAAAGTCCAACTCAGAATCTTCCAATCCACCCTTGGATTATCTCATCTAGATCTATTCAAGGATATCAAATCCTCCAATGAAGAATATTACAATCTAACTAAAGATAAGATTAAGATTATAGATTCAGCACAAACATCTAAATCAGATGTCGAACGTATCTGTAAGAAATATAATCCATCTCTTATTGTTTTCGATCAGATTGATAAAGTAAAAGGATTTGACGGAGATAGAGAAGATTTACGCTTAGGAGGTATCTATATATGGGCACGTGAATTAGCCAAAACTTATTGTCCGGTGATTGGTGTTACGCAAGCAGACGGAACAGCAGAAGGCAAGAAGTGGCTTACTATGGATAATGTATCTAATGCTAAGACTGCCAAACAAGCAGAAGCAGATTGGATCTTAGGTATAGGTGCTACTCATCAAGATGGATTTGAATTCATACGACATCTACATGCATCTAAGAATAAACTAGATGGAGATGAAGATAGTGATCCAGCCCTACGGCACGGAAAATGTGACGTGATAATACAGCCTGATACGGCACGATATAGGGACTACGACTAATGTTACAACTAGAAGCTGATATAGTAGCTAAGGCTATTCGCAACTCATCTAAAACCCTAAAAGATAAAAAGGAAATAGCTAATGTAATTGTAAATGAAATGTTAAAACGAGATCAATTCTTTAATTGGAAACGATTTAATAACTTAGCTTTACATGAGTTCCCAGAGGGATGGCCCAATCGAGTCGATGATGCTTGGTTAAAGGATAATTAAATGAGCAGACAAACTTTCTTTGTTTCAGATATGCATTTTGGACATAAGAATATAATTGAATATTGTAATCGTCCGTATGTAACAGTAGATGGAATGAACAATGATCTTATTCTTAAATGGAACAAAACTGTTAACAAAGAAGATTTAGTTTATCATTTAGGTGATTGGGCCTTTAATGACTATTGGTGTATTGGAGAATTAAATGGAACTATCATATCTATCCCCGGAAATCATGACCACGAAAGAAAAAAGAAATTGGATCCGTTTGTTACATTAGAACAAAATGAAATCTTATATTTAAAAATTACACCTGAAATTAGATTTGTTCTTTGTCACTATCCACTAGATGCTTGGAGAAGAGAATATAAATACCATTTACATGGTCATAATCATGGTATGACTGGAGTAAAAACTAATAGATTAGATGTAGGTATTGATGCAAGTAAATTGTATAGACCAATGCATATAGATGAAGTAATGGATAAGATGAAATTAAATAATCTTTGGGCAGAGGAAATGAAACAATGAGTAAAGATAGAAAACAAGTTACTGTTGTATTTGATATACAAACTGTTGATGAGTTCCATAAAAATAAACAGATTAATGAATACCTTAGCCGTTGCTTTCGTGATTTTGCTGCTACTTACAACATTATTAATTATGAAATCTTGAATTCAGATAGTGAATTTAAATCTAAATGAGGATCTTCGCGCTCGACGTTGAAACAACTATAAATCATAAGGGTAATGCATTCGATGAAACTAATAATCTTGTTCTGGGCGGCTATGGTAGTGATTCCTATTATGATATATTCATTCCAAATGATGTGGGAAGAATACAGGAAGTTTTGGATCAAGCAAGGCTTGTGGTTTTATTTAATGCAAAGTTTGATCTTCATTGGATTAGGAGGATTGGTGTTAAGTTTAACATACGTCTCCCTATATGGGATTGCCAACTAGCTGAGTTCGTTCTATCTAATCAACAATGGAAGTATCCATCCCTAGAGGAAGCTTGTGCTAAACGTGGATTAGGCCATAAGATTGACGTAATTAAAGAAGAGTATTGGAATAAGGGAATAGATACAAACATGATTCCTTTTGATGTTCTCACTACTTATCTTAGACAAGATATTAATCTTACTTATCTTCTATATCTAGCCCAAGTAGAAGAGTTTAAAAAGCTAGAGCATAGAGATAAGTTAAAGCTATTCCGATTACAGTGCTATGATCTTATGGTCTTACAGGAAATGGAATATAACGGATACAAATTCAATGTGGAACAAGCAAAGATTGAAGTTACTAAGATGGAAGAAGCCACCACTAGAATCGTGGATGCTCTTACTGTTATGTTTCCTGATGTTCCCCTCAATTATTCTTCTAACGATCATATTAGCTGTCTCTTATATGGTGGGGATCTTATACACGAGTACCGTGTGCCTGTGGGAGTCTATAAAAGTGGAGGTAAGATCGGAGAGACACGATACAAAATAATGGAACAACGTTACACCTTCCCTAGATTAGTAGAACCTCTAAAGGGAAGTGAGTTAGCTAAAGAAGGTTACTTCTCTACTAATGAGGATGTTCTCAAGAATCTAAACGCAACCGGTAAAGCTAAGAAGTTAATAGATCTTCTATTAGAACGAAGAGGAATTGAGAAACTACGAGGAACTTACTATGATGGTATTCCAAACTTAATTAAAGATATGAATTGGAAGGATGAGATTGTGCATGGTCAATTAAATCAATGTGTTACAAGCACAGGTAGATTAAGTGCTACAAAACCTAATAGCCAGAATATGCCAAGTGATTGTAAACGTCTTTGTATAAGTCGTTATGACTAGAAAGAGAGGTAAGACTTGATCGTTAATTTAGACGCCAAGTCGCTTTAGCTGGAATGGATTTCATACCTATATCTATCCCAAGATAAGAATGGTATTCAAGAATGGCTAGAGTTCGTAGATAACCAGAAACTAAATGACATACATACAAAAAATCAAAAGGATCTTAACCTTATATCAAGGCTTATCAGTAAGATCTTTCTTTTCAGATGCATTTATCGTGGCCCTGCTTTTGCCTATGCTCGTGATCCTGATTTCTCTAGTGTATCTACTAGTGTAAAATACTGGCAGAAAGTAATAGATAATTTCTTTGAGAAATACTATGGACTAAATCAAAAACACCTTGAACTTATACGAGAAGCTACTACTACTGGACAAACAGTTAGTCCTTTTGGTAGAGTACATGAACATAAGCAACGACAGACGAAACAAGGTTTAGATTGGAATGTCTCGGACATTACTAATCATATCAATCAAGGATGTGGTGCTGATGTAATGGCTGTTGCTCGTGTGATCTTTGCTAGTCGTTGGATGGATAGTGGATTAGAAGGTAAGTTAATCTCTACTGTACATGACAGCATCGTAACAGACGTACCAGAGAAGAATGTAAAGGCTTGTGCTGAGATTATGTTTGATACCTTTAGAGATCTACCTAAGAGTATTAGTAAAGCATATGGAGTAGATTGGAATCTTCCCCTAATTTGCGAGGTAGCTTATGGGCCAAACATGAAAGAACAAACAGTAATAACTCTATGATAACCTGTACTAAATGTAAACAAGAAAAAAATGAATCTGAATTCTACAATAGAAAGGATACTAAGACCAAGAAAACAGAGAAATGTAAATTATGTGTTAATCTAACACATGCGGAATGGGAAAAACGAAATCCACATTACCAACGAGATTATTGTAATGCTCGCAGACTTAAAAATAAATTAAGTATTATAGAAAAATTAGGGGGTAAATGTGTTCATTGTGGTTTGGTGGATAATCATGTTGTTTATGATCTACATCATCTTGATCCATCAATAAAAGAATACTCTTTAGGATTAATTCTAGATCATTCTCAAAATAAAATACAATCTGAATTAGATAAGTGTATTCTACTATGTTCAAATTGCCATAGAAAAGAGCATGATAGATTAAGAAAAGAAGTTGGTTACGGCCCTAATCAAAAAGATCTAACTGAAATAAAGATGTAAAAATGCTTGACAAGATTAGATACTTACTGTATAATAATCTTATTGATTAAAGAGAAGACCCCTTAGAGGGTCTTTCTCTTTTATATATAAACTAATTAAAAGGAATTAAAAAGAATGAAGTTTCAGATCGAAGTCATCAACGTACAATCATCTACCAAACCAGCTAAGAATGGTACATACACTCAGCTAGATGTTGCGTATAAGCGTGTAGATACAGGTAAGATTGAAGGTAAGAAGGTTATGTCTTTTGTTAATAAAGATATCTTTAATCTATTTAGTAAGGCTACTACAGGTCAAGTCTACGATATTAATACTGAGAAAGTTGGTGAGTATTGGCAATGGACAGAAGCTAGTCTATCTAGTGGTGGTACTAGTGTAGGGCAAGAAGCCTCAGCTAAATCATTCAGTGCCTCTCCTGCACCTAAGAGTACCTATGAGACTGCTGAAGAACGTGCCAAGCGTCAAATCCTTATTGTTCGTCAATCTAGTCTAGCACAAGCAGTAGATATCCTATCCGTTAATCCGGGTAAGGAGAAGCTACAACTAAGTGATGTGTTAGATCTAGCAGATCGTCTTGTTGGTTGGGTATTTGAGACTCCACCTCCTCCATCAATGGATATTGGTGAGATGGATTCGGATATTCCTTACTAATATAAGGATTTAAATGATAGGCAATATAGATGGCGACCTAGTAGGATTCAGGTGTGCTGCATCAGTCGGAGATGGTGAGGAAGAGATTGCTATTCTCCGTACTGATCGGCTAATGAGAGAACTAATTCATTCAACAGAAGTAGATGGTTATAATTGTTTCATCTCTGGTGGTGGTAACTTCCGTAAGAAAGTTAACCCACTATACAAAGCTAATAGAACTACTGAACCACCTAAATATTTACAAGCGTGTCGTGAATTCTTATTAAGGGAATGGAACGCAGTCTTAGCTAACGGATGTGAGGCAGATGATCTCCTTGGGATTAATCAAAAGATTATCAATGACTCATATCATTCTATGATTCTAGAGGGGCAGCAACAAGGCTGCCACGAATCTATTATTATTTCCCTTGATAAAGATCTTTTAATGATTCCGGGGTGGCATTATTCATGGGAGATTAGTGGTGCAACATGGACTAAGGATGCATCTAAAACTTTCACTACACCATTAGAGGGACTACGCACATTCTATAAGCAAATGCTTATTGGCGATAAAACAGATAACATCTTTGGTGTTACTGGAATTGGAAAAGTAAAAGCAGCCAAGATCCTTGATGACATCGAAGATGAAGAAGAGATGATTGATATAGTACATGATCTATACAACGAAGATAGTGCCCGCTTCTTAATGAACGCTCAATGTTTATGGATTATGCAACGAGAAGGAGAAACATGGGTAAGTCGAATAAAGCACTTGATTTTACCAGATCTATTGAAACAAGAGGTGGATGCGAAGTACGATTTTATGACATCTTTGATGGACGATACATCAATGGAGCCTATTACGACTCCTCAGATGACATCTACTATCCTCTCCAATGGGGAGTTGATGGCATGTACGGTTCTACCCGAAGTGATCTTGATCTAGTAAATGTAAATGATAAAACAAAAGAAGATTAAAGTACCAAACTATAAGAGTAAATTTGAAGTAGAAGTAGCTAGTAAATTAGGAGATCTTGCAGTATATGAACCAGATAAACTTAAATTTATTCAACCGCCTAAGAACCGCAATTATTGTCCTGACTTTAAATTGCTATCCAATGGAATATATATTGAGGCCAAGGGTAAATTTACCTATGAAGATATGGACAAGATGTTATGGGTTAAAGAACAACATCCAGACAAACAATTCTATATCTTGTTTATGAATGCTCGTAATAAGATTCGTAAAGGTAGTCTTACAACTTATGGTGATTGGGCTACCAAGAAGGGTTTCATTTGGGCTGACTGGAAAACACAAGGAATACCAGAAGAATGGATAAAATAAATGGCGACGCATTTAGTATTACCGGATTGTCAAATCAAACCAGAGCAAGATGTATCCTATCTTAAATGTATAGGTGAGTATATAGTAGAAAAGAAGCCAGATGTTATAATTAATATCGGTGACTTCGGAGATATGCCTTCTCTTAGTTCATATGATTTTGGTAAGAAGTCATTTGAAGGGCGTAGATATCGTGATGATGTGCAAGCTACACGAGATGCTATGCAGATTCTAATGCAACCTATTATAGATTATAATAAGAATGCCGTAAAGAATAAAAAGAAAGTATATCGCCCACGTCTCGTGTTAACCTTAGGGAATCATGAACATCGTATTGTGCGTGCCGTAGAAAATGATGCTAAGTTAGATGGCACAATAGGAATAGATGATCTTCACTATGAACAGTTCGGTTGGGAAGTATATCCTTATCAAGAAGTAGTATTTATTGATGGTATTGCTTATTCCCATGTGTTTACTACTGGAGTAATGGGACGACCAGTTACATCTGCTCGTGCTCTTGTTACTAAAAAACATATGAGTTGCATTCAGGGACACAACCAGAAAATGGAGATCTATAGTGAGTATCGTGCAGATGGAACCATGCTTACCGGGCTCTTCGCCGGATGTTGTTACCAACATGACGAAGCATACCTCGGTCCTCAAGGGAATAATTACTTCCGAGGAATCCACATGCTCTACGATGTCAATGAAGGACACTTCCATTGCCATTCCATTACTCTGGACTATCTCCTTGCTAGAACTAAACGAAGGTTACGTGATGGATCTATGGAAGGAATACAATGAAATCGGTTGGCAATAAATATTCTAAATATAAATGTCTTCTCTGTGGTGATATAATCTCATCTTCTTATGAAGGTGAATTTGTTACTTGCTCATGTAAGAAATGTTCTATAGATCAAACTAAGTCTTATATGAGATTAATAGGTAACATCCATGATATGGAGTTAGTTAAAGATGAGTGAGCAGGTATGGCCTATGGTAGTACGAGATATGCTGAATCGTAATGAAGCTGGTGCTGTTAAATACAACAGATATCTACGAACAGACTGTCCAGACAATATGCTCCAACATGCATACGAAGAATCATTAGATCTCTGTGTATATCTAAAAACACAGATAGAGAAAGAGAATCAAACACGCCGTGAGGCGCTATTAAAGGAAAAAGAAGAATGGATGTTAAAAAGTATCAGGACTGGACTATCACAACAGCAGTCTACCCCAATGCAGGAGAGCATGGATTTAACGAAGCTTTGTATCTCACCCTCGGACTTTCAAGTGAAGCTGGTGAGGTCGCTGGAAAGATTAAGAAAATCATCCGAGGAGACAAGGTAGAACCGGAAGCTCTTGTATCTGAACTAAGTGATGTTCTATGGTATCTTACCCGTATGTGTGATAACTTAGGTTTCAGCCTAGAAGATCTAGCAGATTATAGTTATAATAAACTAGAGAAAAGAAAAGAGATGGATGTTATTAAAGGAGATGGCGACACAAATGAAAGTCGAATTATTACAGATAACACCTGATGCAGAATCCTTCATAGGCAAGTGTGCTAGTATCTGTTATGATTCTTCTATAGAGCGGGAGGCGTGCATCAAGCGCGCCACCGCTTGTGTAGATAAGGGGCATCTAGCAACCCTAAGATTTGCGCATGCTACATTTAAAGTAACTGGTATTAGTAGAGCATGTAGTCATCAATTTGTGAGATCTAAACATCTAGACTTCTTACAACGATCACAACGATATTGTAATGAAGATGATACTACTTTTGTATACCCTATACATAGTATAGCACTCTCCGCTTATTATTATAAATGTCTTGATTTATATCAGGATCTTATTTCTTGTGGAGTTAAGAAAGAAGATGCTCGTTATGTATTACCTGAAGCTACTTGTACAGAGTTAATAGTAACAGGTAACTTTCAAGCTTGGCTAGACTTCCTTGAACTAAGATCGGGTAAGGAAGTACAATGGGAAATACGCCATGTTGCACAAGAGATTAATAAACTTCTTATGCAAGAATGTCCAAATATATTCAGAGGATTAAAAGAATGAGTCTTCTATTAACTACTCTCCTATCTGCCTTGGTGCCAGTAGGAGTTGAAGGACTTAAACAGGGGATTACTACTTTAGTTGGTGGTGTCAAACCCACTACAGTAGCAGAACAACTCCAACTAGATGATCAAGAGATCAAGCGTCTAAACGCTATAGCAACATTAGACAATCCGGGTGGTACTCCTAGTCAATGGGTTATAGATCTACGTGCCAGTGCACGTTACATCGGTGCAGGTATGGTTATAGCATCCGGTATTACTGCGTTATTTGTTCCAAACTTAGATCTTACCGTTAAGACCATTGCATTTGAGGGTGCAAACATAGCATTTGGATTTTTATTTGGAGCCCGCATCGTAAATGGTATAGGTAAAAAATAAATGAAAACAATCCAAGATTATAAAGAAGAACTTATTGAGCAAGATCAAGTAGAACTAATTGATATCCTTGATATTAGTTCTTCTGATTTGGTGGACAGATTTGATGATCGGGTAGAGGATAGGTTCGATGAACTATATGACGAAAGTGATGACGAAAAAGAAGAAACCTAACCGTCAATTAGAACGGGAATTAAAACAAGGTAAACGATCTTATCGTCTGCGTCTAGATGAAGAAGTATTAAATAAAAAAGAAATTAAAGACTATACGAATGCAAATAAATAGATTTAAAAATGACTTCTCCGAACGAATCTTCAAGCTCAAATACGCGCAAGGAGTTAACGATACATGGGACGCGCTCTCCGAGAGGCTGGTGTCTGATGTCTGTGGAACACGGGGTGGGCGAGACAAAGCTCTTATGTCTGAACAAGATAGAGAGCAGCTTACAGACTATATTAAACGCATGTTGTTTATCCCCGGAGGCCGTTATCTCTACTATGCTGGCAGACCCAACTCTTACTATAACAATTGCTTTCTCCTACGAGGGGAAGAAGATACCCGAGAAGAATGGGCAGAATTAATTAAACGAGCAGCAAGTTGTTTACTTACAGGAGGTGGAATTGGAATTGATTATTCGCGCTTCAGGCCAGCAGGTAAACCTTTATCCCGTACAGGGGGAATCAGCTCAGGTCCTATACCGCTTATGCAAGCAATTAATGGAATCGGAGCGGGAATTATGCAGGGAGGTTCAAGGCGTTCTGCAATTTACGCCTCGCTCAACTGGCTCCACGAAGACATACCCGACTTTCTAAAGATTAAGAACTGGTCACAACAGATCAAGGATCTTAAAGCAAACGATTTTAATTTCCCGGCTACTCTGGACATGACTAACATCAGTATCAACTACGATGATAAGTGGTTGTACAATGCTGATAGAGCTAATCTTAATACGTTCGTTGAGAACTGTCGTCAAGCAATGATGACTGGTGAGCCAGGATTTAGTTTTAACTTTGGAGATAAACAAAACGAGACTCTTCGCAACGCGTGTGACTGAAGTAACAAGCGAAGATGATTCAGATGTGTAAATCAGTGCACCTTCAGAGAGGAATCTCTGTAGCAAATTTCCTAATATCGGTGGAAGCATGTTATGATGTAACACCGAGCCAGCCTATTAAGGGGGCGTAACGACTATGAAGACTAATATGATGCAGTTATCTAAGTTTTTAACTTGGAGTGTTTCTGGTGATGGATATATTGGATATTCTACTAATAATAAGAATGCTCATTATTCTATTTCTAGAAGTGCAGAACATAAAGATTACTTAGATGTAATCGCCAATAAATTTATTGGTTTACAAGAATGTAGTGTAAGGATTGATGAATACGTACGAAAGGATAATAACAAACTTGTATTGGATCTAAGAACAAATAGTCATCCAATATTTAGTAGAGTACGTGAACGTCAGTATATTCAAAATCATAAAGTAATAGATCCACATCAACTTACAATGTTAGATTGGGAGGCAGCAGCTTTCTTATTTATGGATGATGGATCTACTTGTTATAATAATAAAGGATCTATGATTGTTAGACTTTCTACTTGTCATTTCTCTTATGGAGATAATGAATTACTTAGAAAAGCATTCATAGAAAAATTAGGAATGATTTGGAATATAAATCGTAATGGAAATGTTTGGCAATTAAATCTAGCTAAACAATCTAAAGATGAGTGGTTTGATAAAATTACTCCCTACATAGTAGATTCTTATAAATATAAACTGCCTGAGTCTTTGCAAAAGGAAACATCCAGAACGGATGGTGATCTTGTCTATATTGGAAGCTCCCCCGATAGGTAATTTAGGGAGTGTAAATCTAGGAAACATAAATTCCATAGAAGAATTAAAACATGTAGTTGAATTAGCAAGTAAGTTCCTTGTTTGTGGAACACTGCGTGCTGATTTACCTTATGATAAAGTATATAAAGTTCGAGAAAAGAATCGACGCCTTGGTTTAGGTTTAATGGGCATCCATGAGTGGCTCCTCAAACGTGGATACGGATATGAAGTAACACCTGAATTGCATAAATGGTTGGAGGTATATGAAACAATTTCTAAAGAAGCTGCTGACGAACATTGTGATAGGTTATTTATCAATCGGCCTATTGCTTACCGTGCCATTGCTCCTACAGGTTCTATCGGGATTCTGGCAGGGACTACTACTGGTATTGAGCCGCTGTTTGCTGTGGCCTATAAGCGTCGTTACCTCACAGACGGGACAAGGTGGAAGTATGAATATGTTGTCGACAGTACAGCAGATCTTCTCATAAAAGAGTATGGATTAGATCCAGATAAAATTGAGACAGCTTATAAACTAAGTCACGACTATGAAAAACGAATTAAGTTCCAATCTGAGATCCAGCAATATGTCGATATGTCAATTTCAAGCACGATTAACTTACCTGCTTGGGGATCAAAAGAAAATAATGAATCAAAAGTCAACGAGTTTGCTAACATACTCTCCAAATATGCTCCGACTTTACGCGGCTTTACTTGCTACCCAGACGGAAGTAGAGGAGGTCAACCCCTCACTGAAGTAAGTTATAAAGAAGCAGTTCAACATAAAGGAACTGTGTATGAAGAGAACGATGTTTGTATCATTACAGGTAAGGGAGGATCTTGCGGAGTATGAGTGAACTCTTCCTTACAGTAAGATGGATATCAGGTGTATGTATTGGTATAGAAGTCTTATGGGGCCATAATATGATGGTTGTAGACTTAGGAATTATACGGATTTATGTAGGTATCAGAGAAAGTGATAATAAAAATGACTGATTTAAATGATGTATTCTGTGCACAAATAGCAACTGACTTTGAAGTATTCATGTTTCTTCGTAGTAACTAATAGTTAGCAACGTGGCGTTTGTAATCCTCTCTGTATTGCTACATGATGATTAATCTGATAAGACGAAACATTATCCTAGTATTCTAGTAAGCTAGACAAAAAGAAGCCCCAATCCTATAAAAAGGAAAGGGGCTTTTTCTTATTCAACTGGAGTATTAAATACTCTCTTCTCATCTAGTCGTCGATTGGTAAGACCCACTATGACCTGTCCATTATCTTTATTCCATCTTTCAAATTGATCAGATGCTTCTAAGAATCTACCTTGATGTAATAGTTTTAATAGCGTACTATTTTTATAGGCATTGATTCCCACATTATAAACAAAAGAAGTAATAGCAGCTAACTGATTAGGATTAAGTCCGACATTGGTCAGAGATAGAATACCAAATACGAATTCATTTAGCTCCTTATCTAACCATTCCTCTGCTTGTTGTTGTGTACAAGTATTACCTAACTTAACGTCTTTAGTATGACCATATCCAATAGTGGGGACACTCCCACCATCTAAATACGCTTGTAACTTACAACCTTCCCACTTCTTTATTAGATCTCTAGCTTCTATAATCATTCACTACCTCTAAAGTTAAATAGACCTTGTGCAGCACGTTGGCCTTTACCTCGTTGTATCTTACCATTCTTGTTTAACATGAGACGCACATCCTGTGGAACAACACGATTGAATACTTCCAATCCTATCTTATCCTCCATCTCCTTAGCAGTCATCCCTAGTTCAGCCATTTGTTTAGCGTACTTAGGATCACCTGTTTCAACAAGTCTAACACCTAGTCTATCTTTCTTAGCAGTTAGATTCTTCTCATCTTCAGCTACTTGGAATTGAACTTGATCTTGATAACGTTGCTTGGTTGTTTTGGTACCTAACAGACCAGCAGCTATATCCATTCCAGTACGCTCTCCATTAGCTTGTGCCTCTTTTCCTAATATCTTCTGGTTAGTTTCCTTACCAAATATATTAGTCTTATTAACACCAGCTAACTCCTTCATACCATATCCAATAGGCCCAGCAGGGGCCAGCACATCAATAGCCTTAGCTGTATCTGCTACACCTACACTACCACCAACTGATTTACCTAGTGTGACGGCTGCTCCGGGTACGGAGGCGGCCCATCCATATATAGATGCTACATCACTAGGAGCATCGTTACCAGATAGCACTCCTAGGATAAGAGATGGTAGAGTTTCATTAGCTCTAGCGGATGATCCTAAATCTAATCCAGTTGCACTTGGTAATCCAAACATAGCTATACCACGTTGAGTATCACTCATCTCTCCCGGAATCATACGATCTAGGAAGCCCTCATCCTTAGCAAAGATATCAAGGATAGTAGGCAGAGTGTAGTCATTCATTGTTTTGTTAGCCCAACGTCTAAACTTTTCATACTCCTGAACAAATGGCATACCCATAACACCAGTAGTAGCAACAGTTAATAGAGTAAAATTAACCATTGGCCCCCAAGTCTTATAGTCAGTAGGTTTAATGTCACTAGCCATTGCTAAGATTTGACCCAACATATTCTGACCAAAACCCTGTAGAGGCTTAGCTACATCACCGATGGCACCAAGATGGTCAAAAACTGGAGCTGAGTTAGCCTTATCATATAGATTAAGAATCTTACCTACACCATCAATGGCTAGTCGTTCGGCTTGTGTCGCCGACTTACCTAAATCCATATAATGGGTTCTTAGGATAGCATATGTACCGATACGGGATGCAGCTTCAGAAGCCTTACCCGGTGCTTGTAAGAATAACCAATCCTTCAGTCCTTTATAGATAGGATGTGGAGCATCCTTCAAAGATAGAGACTCTACGAACTGTGGTTCAAATGTATTAGTTCTTTGTGATACATCTTTAATGCTATTCCATAACTCAACATCACCTGATGTAAGTTTTAGTATCCCTTTAGTAAATGACTTATAAGCCATCACTCCATGACCACCTTCAGACATATGAGCAACAGTCATTGGTGCAGTAAGGAACTGACTTATGATAGAGAATACTGGCTTAGACATCATCTTCAAGAAGTAGAATCCTTCCTTAACAGAAGCCTCGGTGATCTTACCGAGAGACATATCAGAAGTCTTACCACTCTCACTGAATGCTTTCATAATTTCATTAGCAGCTAGATCAGTTATATAATCTACTTGTTTACCTACTTCACCTAGTACATTTTTATTACGACCAAGAGAGGAATCATACATCTGTTTAATAACTGCATGCGAGTTAGGTTTGTTCGATAGAAAGTCCGGGTTATTAATCAACGGATCAAACGTAGTCTTATACATCAACTGTTTAATCTGCATTCCCTTTTCAGCAATGGACTGTTCAATAGCTTGTCCAAATGAATCTCCTAATTCCTCAACGGACTTAAAGAACTCACTACCTTTATATCCTTGCACATTTAAACGATACTTGTGATGCTGACCTAACTTACCACCACGTTCTGCCATACTATCTAATAGACGTTGTGTTTCCTTAGCTATGAAGTCCTTAGCAGAAGGTAACTTCCTAGATAAGATATCACTAATAATAGTAGCCATCTCAGCATTAGGTTGAAACTGTTGATCTGCCATATCCATTACTTCAGATACAGTGTGATGCTTTAATCCTTGTGCATCTAGTTGAGCCTTAAACTTCTCAGCTTGTAGCTTAGTATTGAAGTTCTGTACATGAGAAACGATATCCCCATAATTAACAGATACAGCATAGTTACCTGCTCGTGTTGATGGATACCAACCTGCCCGTTGTGGGAGGATATGCTTCTTATCTAAACCTTCTTGAACTCTAACACTCTCTTCATACATACGTGTGAATAGCTTACTGAGAGTATTGTAATACTTTACTTGATCTGGACTAAGATGATTACCATTCTTAGCTAGGTTCTCTTCATAAGACAATCCCTCATCAAAGCCCTTCTTGAATACTTCGTGTAGAAGATACTTATCTTTAGATGTAGATTTAGCTAGAGCTATATAAGGACTATCTGCATTCTTTACTTTAGAGAAAGAGTTAAACCATTTAATATCTTTAGACTTAACATCACCATACCAAAGACGATTAACTATCTGCTCTGCTTGTATATCTATATCTTTCATCTTCCAATAAGCAGAATTAACATGAGGATCATTTATATTAAACGCATGTTGGTTCATCTTAGCAAAGAACTTACGTGATAGGAAAGCCTTACCGTTACCCAACGCTTGTGCTAACCTAACACTAACTGCTGGTATATCTTTTAAATCTAATCCCATAAAAGGATTATCTTTTAGTAGCATACCACGTTCTCTAGCAGTATCTAATACATTCTCTAACGTTCGGCCTTGAAATAATTTTGGCTCTTTACCAGCAAACACCGCATCATTATTACGACGTTCCATTGCTTCAAAGATAGTCTCTCCTGTATCAGCAATGGACTTTTCATTAGCCTTAATTATATCATTCACTAATTTAGAGGCAAAGTTATCCCGTTTAATATCCACTCCAACCTTGCGTAGTACCTCGACAGACGCATCAATTAATGTGCTGAATACCTTGGATACACCTTTACTAAATGCGCCTAATACGTGGTCATGTAGAAGCACCCGTGTAGTCTGTTCAGCAAAGAATTCATGGAAGGATGCTTGGTTCTCTAAGATTCTCTCACTACCCCCCTTACGGAAATCAAACATAGAAACTGGTGTTGCTTTATTCTGGGTTTTGTATGTATTAAACTTACGTATAAATGAATCTATATGATCTGTGGATTTAATTACAGACTTTAAATACCTATTAAATAAAATGTGACCCACTTCATGAGAGGCAACACGCACCTGCATAAAGGTAGCCTTAGCCGTCTCTAATCTCTTACCTTGTAAGTTACCAAAATCAATGCCTTCTAATTTAGCACCAGAGATGCTATCATTAATACGCTCCCGACTTATTCGGATAACAGATGAATCTCCGTAGTGATTTGCATCAGCAAGGACACCTCTACTGGCTTTATTCGCCATAAGATCATCTATAATAACATAAAGGTTGTCTTTACCTAGACCAACTTTATTAATGAGGTGCTGTGTTATCTTCTGGAAGTCTCGGCCTTGTTGTGTTTCACTTATGATTCTATCAAACTTAGTGGCTGAGATACCGTCATTCGTAAATAAATCAGGTGAGTTATCAAAGTGAGATACAATATCTCCACCATTAATAATTATATCTTGTATCGATTGCACCTTAGGTATAGGAGCGTCTATGTTAATAGTCTCTACTTCACCCATAGGTTTAGTATTCTCGAACCAAGACATATCCGGTTCCCGGCCAGCTTTAATATCCTCATAAGCGGATAGTTCTGCTATAAGATTCTCTTTTAAAGATGAGGCACTTGGTTCATCTCCTACTAACTTAATACGTTCTTGAGTAGTAGTAATACGATCTCCTAGTTCTTCAGGAGTCATATTCTTTGCTTCAGTAATCTTCTGTAAAGCTATCTCAGTTGGAGTAGTCTTACGTTCAACTACTTCAGGTATAGTTATTTCATCTAGACCATTCGCAATAGGAGCAACACCTTCCTCATTAGGAATAGGTTGCTTACGTAAAGTCTCATCTATCTGTGCTAAATCCTCTAAGGAAGGTTCTCCTAGTTGTTTAGCAGCACTCGGATTACGTGCTTTGATTTCTTCGATTAATTGCTGCTTACGTACATCTTTAGTAACATCCGGTATAACTTCTTCACCAGATAGGATACGTTCTAATTCTACCTTCTTATCGGCCAGAGCAGTTAGTTTCTCATTTAGACCTGAGATAACGACAGTTTTAGACTCGTCAAACTTACCATCAGACATTAGCTGTTCAACAGTATTAGCGATGTTCTCAATATTAGTATCTACTTGTCTAAGAGTATTCTTAGTTAGTTCCATCTCTATAGGTAGATTAACTTTACCTACAGAAGGTTCTACTTTAGGAGTAACCTCACGTGCACCTCTCTTAGGCATACTGGGATGCAGTCCTCCCATGATAGGAGCTAGTGGGAGTAGAAGGTTATTAATTACTGGAGCAACAACCTTTTCCGTAAGCTGTAGACCAGTCTCCGTCTTAGGTTGATATGTACCTGATTCCATTCCTTCCATGAATCCAGATTCAAGAGCCTTAGAGAATTCATCATAGGATCGTATGTTTCCTGTAAGAGCCTCCCCTAGTGGTTTATTAACCATACCCATAGTACCACCTATCATACCAGACGTGGCACTAGTAACTACATTACCTATAGTCTCATTAATGCCTTTATAGTAATCTAGCATTGATGGGTCTGGTGCAGGTATTACTTGTGGAGCTAATCCCGGTATTTGATCTACACGGGATAGAGGAGCAGTTGTCTTTGAGACGCCAAGACTTTTTTCTGCCTCTTCTATATCAGCTTGGGTAGGTTCATTAGCGAAGTCTACTTCTTGGCCTGTCTCAAATTTAACTGTATAACTCATACTTCTCCTTTAATCGTTTTTACGGATTGTAAATTTATTTCCAGATGCCGTTGTATTTGTAGTTGCTTGTGGTATTCCACCAGCTTTAGCTCTATCAATAATAGATGGAGCCATTTGAAGTCCTAGTTTCCCCATATCTAATCCTTCCTGCCAAGCAGATGGATTACTATATAGTTTATTCATTCGATGCATATCTAATACTTGTTGTGCCACTTGTTTATCTTGAGGAGAAGCGCCCGGATCAGCTAGAATCTGCATTTGTTGCATAAGGATCTCATTATACTTAGCATCCTTCTTACCTGCTTGTGCCCGTAGTTCAGCAGCATCCACTTGACCTTGCATACGTAAGCGTTGTGCTTCTAACTGAGCCTCTAGCTTATCATCACTGAGTTCTTTTTTACCAGCAAACTCAGGTGTACTCTTCAATTGTTGAACTAATTGCTCTCGTTTATTTTGCATAAACATCTTCTGCATTGGATTGAATGGAACAACATTTCCGTTCTCATCCGTACCACCACCCGAAGCTAACTGTTTATCTATATCTTTAATAGTCCATAGAGTCTCGTCAGTTCCCCTTTGATTATCTAATGCTAACTTCTCTGCCTGTTGTTTAAAGGGTTGTAAAGCGGTAGCAGTTTTACCTGCCGCTTCCTGTGTTTGCATCTGACCAATCTGACCAGCTATATTAGCATCCATATAGTTAGGATCTCTTAGCTTCTTCTGTGCATAAGCAGCATCATACTCAGCAACCTGATTAGATTTCTCCTTAGCAAATACATCTAAAGGATTCGTACGTTCAGTTTGCTGATAAGATTGTTGGGCTTTCATTTGGTCTAGTAAAGCTTTAATCTGTTCCTGTTGATTACTAGCCTCCGCATTAGCTGCATTCTGTCCCGCAAAATAAGCTCCTAATCCAAACTCAGGTTGATAACCTGTATTAATTGTTTGCATTATTGATTACCTTGTAAAAACTTCTGTAGTGCCTCTAATCCATTAGTAGAGGAGTTAGTTGCTGTCTGTTGAGTATTACCTAACAAAGATAACAGAGGTGATATATAACCATTAACACCAGCGTTAGCTCCACTAGTAGCAGCACTTATACCAGCAGCAGACGGAGCAATATTAGCTCCACCTTGTGTAGCCATTTGATTTTGATACTGTTGAGTAATTTGCGCCATCTGTGCCATCACAGCTGGACTAGAGGTAAGAGTATTACTTCGTCTTCCAGCCGCCGCATCCTTGATAGATTGGGCACGTTGTAGTTGCTCTATTTGTGCTTTAACTATTGGAGAATTATATGGGTTAGTAACAGCATTTCTAGCTTGTGTTTGATAGAAACTTCGTTGAGATCCAAATGGATCTGATGTAGTTGCTATCTTATTCATGGCAGCTTGTTTCTGTTTATTCTGATAACCTTCCATTAAGGCAGATAAACCTTTACCAATTAGGGGATTACTTAGTCCACCTGAAAAAATACCAGCTAATGTATTCTGGATACCGCCAGCATTAGGAGCATTCCATGTTGCACCTGTTCCTGTATCTAATCCTGTAGTATCTATACCACCAAAGAAGTTATTACTATTGGTCGTATCTCCACCTTCCGATCCAAAAGAATTCCAGAAGTCGTCGTAATTAAAATCATCATACGATGTATCTATATTTGTATTATCACCTCCGGGAGTGTATCCATCATACTCATTCCCTATAGAAGTGTCCCCACCATTATTCAGATCTGTTTGATCTTCAAATTCAATATCACTACCGTAATCATCATCCCACCATGCCATATTAAAATCTCCTTGTTTGTATTGTACTACACTTTATATATTCTGTCAAGCATTACAAACCACCTTCCCAAGATACACGTATAGCTGGTGTAGTTACTGTACCATCCGTAGTACCCGGAAGATTTGTAGAATTTAATGTGATGGTTGCATCTGCCCAAATATTATGTCGAGTCTTTGTTCCAGGATTATAAAAAACAGAAGCAGTAAATACTGTTTGCTCCTCTGTTAATACACCTATCCGTTTATATCTTGCAGAATATCTACGTATATCCCATCCACTACCTGTATCTTCCTCTGCATAAAAGTAAATTACCTTATTAACACCAGATGCAGTAGCATTTAAAGATATATTTAAAGAATACGTACCTCCATTTACCATTGTATATTCACCCGTACTACTATCATATGTTATACCATTATTTGCTACAGTGGTCACTGGTTTAATTATTGTTGGTACTGTAGGTAAAGCTATTCCAGATGTGGTCGTTTGTACATCACAATAGTTATTTGCTCTGTTATATTGAGATAAAGATAAATGATACCTTTCATTAGTGCTACCTCCTTGGAGATTCTGTAATTGATTATGTGATCTAGAAGCTATATCAGTTATATTAGATCCTGAGAAATTAATAATATACCAAGGAACAGAACCAGAAGTAGAGACATAATTACGTAATTGTCGATACCATTCTAACCAAGTAAAACTACCGGGAGCATCATTAACCGGAGGTGGAGGTAATCCACTAGCCATATTAACTATCTCCTTCGTAGAAAGAAACTTCCATAGATTCTAGACGCAATGGATAACCTGTAGAATGTTTAATGTTGAAGGCTCTTCGTCTGAAAGATCCTAACCTAGCAACATTAGGAAAGTCATCATTGAGGGGGACTACCTTTGTATTGGACCACGTTTGATAATCATCATCCGACCACTTAATATCTATAGTATCAGATCTATCTCCAACTAATCTCATATTACGCATGAACTTCCTTTTGTATGTATCCATATCATATTTATTTGTAGTGAGATCCACTAGAATTTCTACACCATCATCTTGATAAACAGTTGGATCTACTTTATATATACACCCATTAGTAGTATGTAATATGTAAGCTGCTCCTGTGTGAAGATCAGTCATGTAATTATATGAGAATACTGAATGAGAGCCACTGTTATTTGTTGACCATTCATGCCATAATTTTTCCTCTGCATCATACACTAACGTTCTATTTGAGGTAGGTAAATTTATTAAATAAAATAAATGTCCCATAGATCTAAAACCAAATCCATAACAATTCATTGGATCAGTTTCTTGATCTAAGATACGTTCAATAAATTCATCACTTATCTTAGTTGGTTTAAATCCTTCTACTTGCCAAACAGATCTACCTCCAGATTCAGATTGACCAGTGAAAACGAATGTACCTTCATTTTGATATATGGCATATGGAAAAGCACATCCAATCTGTATAATAGTAGAGTCATTTCTACTTAATGGAGATCCACTTGCATTAGCGGCATCGTAGAAAAACTCAATAGATGTTTCACCAAAAACAACGACTTGATTATTTTGTCTAGCCAATCCAACAACAGGATCAGGGAACATCTCAGCAGATAGATACTCTCCAGCATTCCATATATAAGGTTCATCTAAAGAGCAATTATAAACATCACTTCCTTTCGCTAATAGAATATAACCATCTATATATGTAGGGATGGGTATATGTGGAGTAGGAAAATTATTAACTACTGCTGTTGCTGTTCCTTGTGTAGTAGGACCGCCCGTACTAATAGAATGTGTTCCTGTTCCATTAGTTGTAAAGTTTACAGCAGCACCTCCAGAAGTTAGACTTACTTGGAATGTATAAGTAGTTGGGTTAACTATATAGTATATAGTTGCTGTACTCAATCCAGTAGGTAGTCCACCAGTAGTTTTTAGTTTTATTCTATCGCTTGTTGTTAGTTGATGTGGAACAACACTAGTCAGTAGATCTGTTGTAGAATCGGCTGTTACTGCGGTAGTAAATGTTATTGTGGGTAGTGTTGTATAACCACTACCAGAAGATGTTATATTTATTTCTGTTAATAATCCTCCAGATATAACAGCATCGGCTGCTGCTCCAGTTCCACTACCTCCAGTAAAATAAACTTTAGGGGCAGTAACATACACAGATCCAGCAGTAACCACTGTAACACTGCCTATACCATCAGCACCAACATTCAGAACAGATCCATCTGATTTTACAATCCATGCGGAGGTTCCATCACAAATAAAAAGATAGTCTCCAATAATAGTAGAATTGGCTACCAACATACCAACCTTACTAGTTGCATCTGTTAATGTAATAACAGATGTTGGTGGAGTTCCATCCTCATATACATGTCCATCTACACAAGCATAAATCTTATTTCGAAAGTAAGCAATACCTCTACCAGTACCCTCTCCAAAATCTTTATATAAAGTAAGACCCGGCCTCTTATTTAGAAAGATACGGGTGCTTTCTATTGCCTCTACTTTTCGTGTTTCTGGGAAGATGTTAATAAATCGTTGATCTTTAGTTGCAACTGCATTACGATTAGTCATGGAGCCGAGCAAGGGTAATCGTATATTTTGCTCTTGATATTTATTCCTTTGTTGTGCCATTTTATTACCAAGAATAATTAGAGGGGATACCCCCAGACAAACCCGACGATCCGTTATTAGATATACCTGATCCTAAATCTCCAGAGGAGAATCCAGCCGGAGATGTATAATTATTTTGAGTTGTATAACTACTCCCGCTCTTATCTGTTATACCAGAACCCATCCCAGGTTTACCCCAATACCCACCTTGGTATCCCGGAGTTCCTGTGTAGTTAATAGATTCACTTATCCCTTGGGCGGGATCAAATCCAAATAATCTAGCTAAACCATACAAGCTGCCTAATGCTGGATTAGCCAAAGATAACCCAGTTCCAAGTAAGGTGTTACCCATATCCATACCGATTTGTTCTTTTGATTTCTCTCCGAGTAATCCACTTGTTAGAGACCCAACTATTCCACCCAATCCGGGTGTTTTACTAAACATGCTTGTTAATGTCCCAGCACCTTGAGCAGCAGCACCTTTCCAATTACCAGATAATCCTGTTAGAGCCATATTTGTCAATGCACCATACAAACCGTTACCTGAGATAAGACTCATCCCCTTACCTGCTAATGCAGGCACATATCCCGGCATCTTACCCATAGATGTGTTACTTGTTGTCTCTGATGGGGAGTTACCACTATTACTAGTTAAATTTAAAACCTTTGCATTATTTAATAGATTAGAATATGTATTTGCTAAAGTGCCTGTTCCCTTAGATACATCCATTAAAGAGGATGGAGTCGTTCCACTAGGAGTCTGGCTAGTGGCTTCTTCTGGAGCAGACCATGGATCTTGCATACCCTTACGGATAGCCTCGTTCCGTAGTCTTTGATTACCTATCTTCTCTTGTGCTACTTGGTTAGCTACATCTTCGTATTGAGTTACCATGATCTATAATCGGCTTGCAGATAAAGCGAGCCCTCCTCAGTGCCAAACGACATAGCTATAAGTTTAATGTCGAGAGCCTCTTGTAATAGAACCCTACGTTGATCTATAGGAAGTCCGTACTCAGGAGCTAATCTACTGGCTAGTCCATATACTACTGCATCATACCATTCTTGTGGGAAGTCCGGGACATCCGTTGAGATATTAAAATCTTCAAAGGGTCTTTGATAAGTTATGTAAATAACACTACCACTTGCGTCTATAGTACCCGGAGTGGGAAACAAACTTAAACTCCCTTGATCTAGCTGTGGCTCATAGTAGATCTGAATTGGCTTACTAGATGTAGTCTTATTCCCTAAGATAGCATACTCTTGTTTAGTGATAATCCGCATAGGGATATCAACATTAGATACTGGATCTCTGTTCCAAGCTTGTATTACTTTAAGAGGCTTATCTGTTACTATATCACAAGAAAGATCATTGCCTATTGTGTACGTAGTTTGTCCTGCAACTAGGGGAACTGGAGTGGTGCGTAATGCCCATAGAGGCATACCATCAGCCTCCCAAGCCTTAACCATAAGATTAAGAGCAAAGGCTGCTTCAGAGACTTGATCTGGGGTGGGTACTTCACCTTGAGCAACTACACCTATCTTACGCAAAGCACCTTTAATAATATCATCTCTGGTAATAGAGAATGTAGTTGTTCCACTGGTCATTTGATATGATCCCTTATAAAGAGCAGTAAAGCTGTAATACCACCAGCTATACTAACTACCCACTTAACAAAAGTAACTACTCCTTTAGCTTGTTGCCACGCCTCAGTGAAAGCAGTCATCTCTTTTCTTAGTTCTTTTATATCAGTGAATAATTGTTCAAATTTTAGATTCTCTTCTTCTATATGTTTAGATAGAAGATCATCTAATTCTTTTCTTATTTCATAATTCATAAGAGATTAATTAAATTCAGGTAAAAAGAATCCAACGAACTCTTCTCGTGTAGAGAAGTTGCGAACAACCTCATGACCAAAAACAGATAAATGTGTTATATCATTGGTTGCAAAGATTTTTACCCAAGACGTTGGATTGTAGAACCATTGACAAGCCATAGTTCTATAAAAATCCATATATCGCACACCAAGCCGTAAAGTCAGTGCGTCGAGTTTCAATAAATACTCTCTATATTCATTCACCACAGCTGCTGTGCCTCTGCGGAATTGCGACGACATAACAACCGGAGTTGCACCAGCAGCCCGGATAAGTCCAATAATGGCCTCGATATTTGTTCCAGATTCTTCTGGAGTTAGTCCAGCACGGTAATCATTTATTCCTATCATTACCGAAACAACAACTGGTGAATACTCAGTGAGGAGAGCCGGAAGGCGCTCAAGTGCTTGAGCGCTTGTGTCACCATTAACACCTGCGTTAATAATATCATCATAAGTGTATCCGTTAAGTTCACCAATGAGTTTTGCAAATGTCTGTGGAAGAGTAACCCCTCCATAGGAAATACCACGTGTAATACTGTCGCCAAGAAAGACGATTTTAGACATAGATACCTTTCTTAATATTATTTATTAAACTTATTCATATTGAATGTTTACGGTGCCACTATCAAATGTCCCTGTCGGCATAACAATTGAAATCAAATCTAATGCACCAGCCAATGTCTTACCACCTTCACCAACGAAAATAGCAGCAGAAGAACCATCTCCTATGTGGGATGATTTCCATACGTTACCCGTTTGTCGAACGATAGTCATTACACCAGAATACAAAGTAGCCGCCGTATTTCCGCCAATATAGAAGCCTGTTGTTTGTGCTGTAAACGCAGCAGCAGCGACATTCACAATACCTCCAGAATATCCAGTCGTTTCTGCTACACCACTTGTCCCTAATCGTACCTGTGCGTATCCGGTAGATGTTCCACTAGCATCTGTAATTATTATCTTTATACAATTAGCCCATGTTGGAATGGTGAAATTAACAGCCGTACCAGTTAATGATGCCACAGTACTAAGATTAATACTACTTCCCCAAGACACTACTGTACCATTCGTAATAAGAGATGTACCAGCATTACCTGTTTGAGATGGTAAATCATTTGGATTCGCTGTACTAGTCCAGATGGTTCCATTACTAGTTAGTAGATTTCCAGTAGTACCCGGAGCAACCCAAGGCATTACAGTAGAACTAATATCTGTAGTTACTACTAATGTTTTACTTGTTGGAATAGTAGTTCCATTAATACTAGTAATATCTGTATTGGCCCCGGATTTCGCTTTTTCTGTATCTAATTCATTAATAGCGGTTTGCACATTAATAGCTGAAATACTACCTGCTGGGGTATTAACAATGTTAGTTGCTATTAGAGAGGATACTTCTAACTTATCATTATTGAGGTTATTAAAGTTAGCATCCATCTCAGCGTACGTGAGGGCAGATCCCTTCCCTGCTCTTGTTACAATTGTACTCATTTATATACTTTCTATAATGTATTGTTGATTTGGAGGATTAGCATAATAACCATCCACCACATATAAAGGATATGTTATATTAGTAAATACAAATGTGGGAATAGGTCTACTAAATGGAACACTAATCTTATCTTGACGTGCCCTTACAAAGTCTTGTGGGTGTCTCTCCTCGAAGTCATCCGGACATACTATAAAACCATCCCATCTTTTTTTTGCTAGAGATGATTTTATTTTCTTGGAACAGACATCACACGTAACATTATGCTCACCGGAATTGTAATAGTTTTTATTCATAGGTGCCTTTCAAAGCTTCGTGAAGAGGGGATTAGAAAATCACCGGAACACCGTTGGAAAGCATTCGCAGCGAGTTATCTTGAGCGACATAAGCGCCGCTCAATTGATTGCCGCTTAACTTTCCAGCCGTGTCCAGTGCGTTAGCGATAACAGCATTGGCCGAGGGTGCGCCCACGTATTCCTCGGTGTGGTCGTACCAGATCACACCTTGCCAGCCACGCGCCGCCAGATAAGCCGACACGCGCTTGATCGTTGCCGCCTGTGATGCCCGGTCAGACTGTTGCGCCCAGAATGACCAGCCAGACGTAAACCCGGCCTCGCTGGCAATCTTAGGCACGCCACCACGACCCCGCGCCGACAGGATTAAATCGAGGTCCTCGCACCGCTGAATAATCGAGTAGGCATCAGCCGATTTGGTTGTGGGTCGAATGTCGTAGTTGTAGAAGTGGTAGGCCAGTGCATCAAAATATGGAGTTCCGCCTGCGTCCATCCATGTGGCAAGCCACTCCTCTTCACCACTGACATTCGAACCTTCAACAAAATCCGGAGTCGTAACGATGATCGAGCTTCGCACCGCTTTCGCCGATGAGAAAACGGCTTGACAATGCGTCACCAATTGCTCTTTCGTGCCAAACCAATAATGCACGGCGTTCTGCGTCGTGTTGACAAACTTATTACTGGCGTCCTTCTGAATCGTCTCGGCATTGCTGAATGGCGTAGCCGAATACGCAGGACCGGACAACCTGACGAGCAACAGAGTAGACGTGCAACTGACCACCGTTCCTGTTGCGCCAGAAGTAAGCCCCGTCACAGCATCGCCAGCAACCAGCGTTCCCGTCAATGTTCCGGGGAATTTAACGACCGGGTTACCCCACTTCGTTTCGTTCCACGGACTCAACCACTTGATCTGTGGATACCGCGTCAGTAAGGCAGTGACGAACCGGGCGAGCTTGATTTGATCTGGTACGCAGCCAGCTCCAACAGAGCCGTCCTGATCTGGAACACTTGTCCATGTTGCGCCCGAAATGCGAGCCGAAGCCGGGCACCCGTAAAGCTGGTAATAGATGTCCTGCCCTTGCCCGTCGAAGTACGCAACCATTGCGTCCATCGTCGTCCAGGTGAAAACACCGTCACTCAGTTCAATCTGATTCCAATCGACACCAGCCGAGTGATTTCGCCAAATTTTCGGCGAATACGTCGGAAGCGGCGTAGGTGCGCCACCTGAAAAATTCTTGTAATGCATCCCGATAAACTTACTTGTAACACTAACTGCCGGCAGAAGGCTCCCCGCCGTGGCGGGGTTATACAGGGAGCCTAGAGAAAAACAGGCAGGGCCGAGATGCCGCTGATTCTCCGTGCGTTGTCCTGCGTCACCAGTTCGCTGATGTTTTTAGGCAGGCCACTGGCCGTGAATCTGGCGAACTCAAACCCTGAGAACTTGCCATCGACCGTGTTGCCTGTTGCACTTCGACCGAGTGCAAATGGGCTTGTCATGATGTCTGTTGCAAGCACAGTTGTCGCCGTCTGCACGAGGGCGGAAACGCCGTCAATGTAGGCTGTGAATGCCTTGCTGACAGCATCCCACGACACCAGAACTCGGTGGTCTGATCCATTCGCAGCTACCGCAGTCGAGTACGTGACAGCGACGAATGCGCCATTTACCCACAAACGCGGGCCAACTTGACCGGATGCGTTGATGTTGATGTTGACACCCGGAAGCAATGAACCATCAGCACATCCCGCGACTGTTTCGGTTCCGGCTGGCGTTGCTTTGTTCAATGTAAACGCAACGATAAACGAATCAGTTGATAGATTCAAATTCACGGCGCTGTTTGGCACGATTAACGATGAATTACCGGCACCTGCAACGGATGTGAAATACCCAGCATTCGCCCAAGGCGTCGCTGCTGATGCGCCGAACGCAATGGGGACAGACAACCCGCTGTAATCAGTAGGCAAGACGCTAGAGCCGCCACTCTGATTCAGGGGTAGTAAAACAGAGGTGTAGTCCATGCCCGAAGGCTGCACCAAAGGCTGACCATTCACGGGTGAAAATTTAATCCTCCCGGTGACAGGATTAGTCTCTGCTGTTATGATATTACCTGTTGATACACCACTTCCAATAGAAACAGACATGATTATCGTAGTCCTTGTAAGAGTGTAACAGTCGTTGTTCCTGTTCCTGCTGTATTATTAATTCGCATTGCCCTAATAGGGAATGCATAATTACCGTCGAAGTTTGCAGACTTCCCAGTAATTATAGAATTCTTAAAAGCTGTAGGTGTTATAGTAGAATCGAATACATCATCAAATGTATGCTCTATATCATATGTAATAGTTCCAGTAACAACACATCCCATACCTACATTGAAGGGAGCTTGTTTATAATCTAGTGGAATCCATGCGCTCTGTCCTGTACCAGTTAGCGAAATTACTTGTGGTCGCATTTTATTTCCTTTAATAAAAGAAAGGGGAAGAGTCCAGCGATTAAGCTATCATCTCCCCCTTTGGGTTTGTTACAGTGTAAGCCCTTGTGGCGGAATGTAATATTCCACTTTAACAATAACTGGTGTAGTTAATGTTGCACTAGCTTTAATGTACACAGGTTTATCTGAGGTCTGTTGAACACCTACGGATGTACCTGTCTGTGCCCCAGATGGAGCGTAGCCAGTTGAGTTAGGAGCAAAGGCATTTACAAGCTCTGTTCCACCATCAGTAAACCCTACATTAATAGTCTGAGTGGTATTAGCACCTGTACATATCGTATAGATACCCATAACTACTGCATACTTAGGAAGTTTAAATGCTAATACACCTGTGGTGCCATCAGCTACTTCCACAATACCTAACTTTGTATAACCATGTCTTGGGACTGGGGTGATTGTAGAAACACCCCCCGGCCCTACGCCATATACTGCCATATCTTATTCTCCTTTGAAGAGAACTACCACGTACCCAATAGCAGAGGTGGTAGCTATGTTATTTGTTAAGCCCCGGAGCTACCGTAGATAGCCCTTGGATCTGACCAACCAAAGGAGTAACGCGCCGTAGCCTTGAACTTAGCATTCTCGGTATCGAAGTCATTGTCCATCTCGAAGGCATCTCCGCGACGTTCAAAATACTTCAGACCATCCTTAACGTTAGTAAGAATGAACCAAGCATCTGGATCAGTTAGGTAGTGATTAACAACGACGTTGCTGAAGATACCCATATCTTTAAGAACATTAGGATCATTCAGATCAGTACCAACACGACCATCTGCACCAAGAATACGTTTAGCTTCAAACTGGAGTTGATACGGAATAACTAACTTCTCCGGACGAGCAGCGATCAGTAAACCACGATCATCACGGAAACCAGCAATATCAATAACAGCTTGCTCAAGAGCAGCTTCACTGAGATCAGCATCAACTGAGATCTTGTTAGAGAAAGTACCACCAGCCACATTCGGGTGGGATGCACTCAGAAGAGTAACACCATCACCACCAGTATAACCGGTTGTAGTAGCACGGTTATAGATGTTAGCCCCGATGATTTCCTTAGTCTGACGCATTGAACGCGCAAGAGCCTTAGCCTTTTGAGAGCCAACCTTACCATACTGATCATCTTCAAAGATTTCACGAGTAACGATAAAACCAAGTGCATACACAACATGGTTGTAACGTGAGGTGAAGCCTTGCCGCTCAGTATCGTAAGTGATCGGAGCACCTTCATTCTTAACAGACGCAAGTCCGAAAGAACTAAGACCTAGATCCTCTTCATACGCCTTGTCGGAACTATTCTTTTCAAATAGTTTATCCCATTCTACAGGATAATCAGCATAAGCTTTACCGTAGATTGAGTTAAGGCCCGGCCATAATAGCTTGGCAAAGCTTGACGAAGTAATAATACCCATATTCTATTCTCCCTTAAACGCCGACGATGGCATTACCTTGGGCACTGGTAGTCAGTTGCACAAGAATCTTATTGTAGGCTGCTGGAGCCTCATTGTCTGGACGCTTAACATACCCAACGATATGCACAGGACGAGTAGCCGAGGCTGTTGGTGCTGTAGCATTTACATACATAGGTGAAGTACCTGTAACTAGTGCTGAGGTATTAGCCAAAACACCTACGTCCCCATTAAGACCAATATCCGCAAGAGCAAAAGAAGCAGTAGATTCTACTTCATAAATGATATCTGGACTATCTGCAACTAAAACAAAACTCTTAGTAGAAGCAGGAGCATATTGAGGGGTGTCAAGAGCGATGCTACCCGCAGTCATCTTACCATCAAGAGGATCTTGTTTAGCATTAACAACCCCAACAACTGCACCTAATACAACACCAGCAACCACATCATTTGCAGATGCAGAAGCAGATAAAGATTTAACAGTTACCAGACCAGAGGTGGATGCATTCGTAGAACGAACTACTAAATCACCAACAAAGATCGGAATAGTCTCACTAACGGAGACTTCATAAATATTGGCTTGACCACTGTAGGGCGCGCCAGTAAAGTGCTTCACGGGTTTAAAACCGTTAACACGGCTTACATTTGCCATAAATTATTTCCTTTTAAGTTTTCCCATCTATCTTCAGACTACCATAGTCAGCAGCAGATTGGGCTTCTTTTCTCATAGATTGTTCGAGTTCTTTAAGTTTCTGTTCTTTGTAAGCTTGATCTTCTTTGTAGTATTCATCCTTAATTCGCATAAGGAATCCATCAATCCCACCCCCAACAGCAACCTGAACAGGAGAACCATCAGCAGATGCTCTCCCAACTCGTCGATCACCAATTGTTATTGAACTGTCAGTGACAATCTCATAGCCCTGTTCTTGGAACGAGGCAACACGATCACCAGTGTCATTCACAATTCTATAAACATAGCCGGGTTCTTTACCCTTTATTCCTAGAACGGAACGGTTCGCTAGTGATGTACGCTGTGTACGTGTGGTCTTAGTTACCATTTACTTATTCCCTCTTAGTTGTTTAACTTGTTCGATATATTCTTCTTTAGTTAGAATACCTTGACGTACAAAAGTATTCATTACCTTACGCTCATCTTCTGTTAGTTCAAAAGATGTCTTTCCCTTTGCAACGCCTCTAGGAGTCTCTCCTTCGACTGCTGCGGAACGCTCTCTATTTGGATTCTGGAAGGAGTCTTTAAACTTAGACTTAACTTCTCGTGTCACATATTTCAAGACTAGCTCAGGATCAATGCCCGGATTCTTGGACGCATATCCTTGTCCGATAATATCAGCATAGTCTCGCATATCTTGATTCTTTTCATACCAAGAGTTTGATTGTGCCCAATCCACAAATCGAGGATCAATTTGATTCTTAGGTTGGGTTTCTGCTACAACTTCACGAGCCTTTTGTTCTGCACGAAGATCCGTTAGAAGTTCAGTAGTCTCGATGTAACCATCAGAGTCTCCGCTTTCTAAGTGCTTCTTCTGTAGAGCTTTAAGCTCCTCCACCGCACGCTTATATTCAGTTTCCTTTACCTTCGTGTGATGCTCTTGTAACATCTTTAGAGCTTTGCGTGTTTCCTTTAGCTCCTTACCCATTGTATCAATCTTGCCATACAACTCACCACGTTCTACGAACTCTTTACTATCACGCCATTTCTCAGGATCGCCATCCCATTCATCTTTAGGACGCCATCCCATCTCACGGGCTTCTTGCTCGTAATGCGATACTTGTGTAGTATCTCCTGTTTCTTGTTGTGTTTCGTCTTGGTCGTTTGTTTCAATAGAAGTATCTACTACTCCACCATCCAAATTTTCAACTGACATCTTTTATTCCTTAATAATAACTAAGAGGTCCTCATCATTGCAGACGACGTACTTAGTGTTGTCTATATCTTGTACTTCCTTGCCACTATATTTGGCAATAATAACTCGATCACCAACCTTAACTGTATCCTTAGAACCACCATAGTCCTTGAATACCGTATCTCCAATTGAGACAACAGTACCAATTTCAACAGCCTTACGTTCTTTTTCGATTAAGTCTTTTGGAATTACAATACCACTCGCTGTAACCTCTTCAATATCATCTAACTTCAATATAATCCGGTGCAGGATCGGAGCTAACATTATTCGCTTTCCTCCATATCCTCAAATCCAACGCCTAAGATATCATTGTTAGCGGAGATATACCCACGAAGATAGTTATCAAACGTTGGATCTAATCCAGCATTACCTGCAAGAGTATTCTTTGCATCTTCAATTCGTTCATTAATCTTAATCATTACCATAGTGGTAACTGGATCGGCCTTCCAATTTAAAAAATCACTAGAACTTATTACGGACATGTCTTATTTTCCCTTTGGAATTTGTTTTTCTTTACTTTGCTTCAGTTTTTGCTCATGTTGTGCTACCATCGTAGCTAATTTTACGTTACCCTCTACAGCTTTTTGTTTTGTTGCTTGTTGTGCGCTAACTGCTTTGAGGAAACCTTCTACTTGCTTACTCTTTGCCTCTAATTCTGCTGACTGAGCCTTCATTTGTAGGTCATTCTGCATACCAGCCGCTCGAAGTTGAGCTTCTCGTTCTTTAATCTGCATATCTTGAGTAGCTTTTTGTGTATCTAACTGTGCTTTCATCTTCATAGCCTCTACCTTTGGATCAGGTGGGGGTGGAGATGGTTGTTTAATGTACTTCTCGGCATTAGGAATCTCAAATGCTTCAAGATAAGCCTGTGTAACTTCCATTGGATCAAGAGTACCTAGCTGGAGGATCTGCATCATAGCTTGTACTCTGGCCTGCTTCTCTTGATTAGAAGAGGCGGTTGGGTCAGCGCCCGGAACTATATCATTTTCAGAACCTTGGTAGTCATCTTGACCTACTTCCAGATCTAGAACATCTATATATTCCTGTGGATTCAGATAGGTCTTATTAAGACGATACAGCTTTCGGAATTCCTTCTGTAGAGAACGATATACTCGTTTATATACAGCCGTAAAAACCTTCATCCCTTGATCTATAGAAGCCATCGTAGTAGTTGCAGGGGTATTCTGCCCCGGCATCTTACCAGTCATAATCTCAGCAACAGAAGCTAGTTCCTTACCAGACTTCAGAAGGAGATCTAGTAGATTAAATAGAACTGAGCTAGGTTCACGTACAGGTAATGGGAAGATCTGCTTCTTGATGTCATCTCCAGTAGCATTAACTGCTTTCCACTCACCGGGAGTAAACTTAGCTTCTCCCATCTTGATACGAAGACCTTTACCTATGAAACCTGCTTGTAGATTACTTAGAGAACCTGCATCCACCAGTTGATTAATAATCGTATTTGCTGATTCATTAATGGGGCCAAGAAGCCTACCAAAACCAATGTCGTAAAAACCACCGTCAGGGTTTGGTATAAATGAATATTTCGTGTAATACTGGATTGGATCAATGTAAATAACTTTAGATTTCTCATCTACTTGTACATCTTCTTCAAGAAAGCGTGGGACAAGTCGTAAGACCTTTTTACTATTAAGTTCTACAGTAGCAACATAAGGTTCAGGATAATCATCACCATCAAGGTCAAAGAAGCAATGCTGCTCTAACATTGTATATGGAGTAGTCTCATCCATTGTTGCTCGATGTTGCATTGAATCTTTAATCTTAGAACTATCAAAGGGATCTTGTTCAGTAGGATCACCTAGATTAATATCTAGATAGAGTCCACTGTTAACTCGTTCCTTTACTTGTCGCTTAGATAGAGGAAGTACCTCAGTAACTCGTTCAGCATCCTCAAGAGATCTAGCATTATAATTAACGACTAGATACTTTGGTAAGATAAGCTTAGAACAGTTCTGTTGCTTGATAGGATTCCAGTAAGTCTTCTTAAAACATGTACCAGCAATCGGAAGGGATAAAAGTAACTTATCCATATCCTCTTCCCAATCTTCCATCTCATCTAAGATCTGGTAAGACATATGGGTTGATATACGGAAAGCTCGTTCAGCCTTCTCACCTGTAGGATCAGAACCTACTGTTTTACAGTGCACTATCTTACCATTAGCAGGAACTAAGGTAGGATAGGCACGGGCCTCGAACTGCATAGCAGCAGTAGCGAGAAGTGGAAACTTGATATTAGCTGCCCCTTGCCACGGGTACGTTTTCTTTTCCCCGATTTGCAGAGCAAGCTTAGTCCAAGTCTCCAGATCTTTTTCCCACGGTTCACGTGACGCTAAATCTGTTTCATAACCAGAGACTACGTCATCTCCGATTATTTGTAAATCATCTTCATCTAGAAGGCTGGCAATATTCTTTGAAGCAAGGATATCCTCTAGTGTTAGGTAGTCATCAAACTCTTGGTTTGTACCTTGGAATGTTTCATCCTTAGTATCCACAGATAGAACTTCGTCCTTCTTCATTTAAGCCACTCTCTTCTTTTTCTCGTTCATAATCATCATCGTCCATCTCTTCCTTGGTGGGGGCTTCAATAATCTTATCAATCATTAGACCCAAATAAGCCATACTATCAACCTGATCGTCATGCTTATCTCTAGGGAACCTCATTAGCTCATCTTCTAATGCTTGATACCATTCAGCAGTCTTATCAAACTTAACTGCACCAGCCCTCATCCGGGCTTGTATAGATTTGGCTCTTGTTTTCTTATCTGCTTTATGGGGCTTGAGTGGAATGATATTAAGGAAAGTATTCCGTTCTATCATTGTTCGATTAAGGAAAGGCCCAATGGCCTTACTTACTTGCATATCCTCAATACCAAAAGCAATCGGATCATATAGATTCTGTAGAGCTAGTAGAGTATCTACAATCTCCATACCATCCATACGATCTCGGATAACGTTTATGATATGAAGAACACCATCCTCATCCATACCACCTACGATCATTACTGTGTAATCTGCACGCTCTGATTCAGAGATAGCAAAGTCACCTGAGATGTAGTAATTTAGTTTCTTCTTCTTATCGTCTTCCCGGCGAGAGGCGAAGTCATTCTTCTTAAAGAAGGTATTAGCTTCATCTATCGGAACATTCAGATACTCCTGAGAGTAGACATCAGCTAGGCCACGATCTATATAATCCTGACGGATTAATCGGAATTCATTAGCTGTTCTACGTTCAGGCCATAGAATCTGAGAGAAGTCTTGGTTATGTGCTCTGTACTTAACTGTCTTCCACTGTGAAGCAGATCTAGTTGAGTACATCTTTAACTCTTCTTGTACAGTATATTTGTCTGTATCTCTAGGCATTAGATTCTCTAAGAAGGAATCCATATGTAGCACAGTACCTACTATTCGTATAATACCATTCTGAGATCTACAGGGGATCAGGGCACCATACACCCATCTCTTAAACTTCTCACGACGATCTTTATTCATAACGACTTCATCATTCTCTAAGTCATCACAAACAATCAGATCAGGTCGAGATCCATTCCACAACATACCACGTAGTTTTTGTTCACTACCTTTAGCAACTATTCGGAACTTAGTTCCATCAGCAAAAGAAACAATGATGTCGGTCGCTGAATCCTTTTCAAAGGAAACCTCACCCTTCTCATTCTTCTTTAAATTGAATAGTTCTATAATGTCTTGATTCTCTTGCAACTCTTGTGTTATCTGCCCAAGGAACATCGCCGCTTGGGATTCCGTATCGCTTACCAGCAATACAAATCTTCGATTACGAAATAGAACATTTGCTAGTACATAACTAAGGGAAATGGCCGTAGATTTTGCGTGCTTAACTGTAATCCCAGATTCCTCTGGGTGCCGGACTATACCTTCTTCAATCTAAGGAGTTAATTTCTTGTATCTTATCTTTTAATAATCCACGTAAGAGGATTACATCATCTGATGTTCTCTTAGTAGTTCCCATAGTTTCTTGGAATTCTATGCCTAAAAGAGCAACTTCCTTTTTATGAATGAGATAAGGTACTAACTGCACCAAAGCATCTTTAGCTTGATTACAACTTAAAGTCCAAACCCACTGTTCTTTTCTATTATAACCTTCTCTATTGGGGCCACTATTCTTTACCCTTATAGTACCACCAAACAAGGATTGTAATTCTTGTAATGGGGGTTGCTGTGCTTGACAAGCTCCTACCCTAAGATATAAACTTGTATATACAGTTTCTTTTACTTTCTGTGTTCTACGTTGGACAGTAATAAAACCATCGCCATCAATAAAACCAGCGGCCCACGCAAGCCGATGCGATTTAGACATAGTGTCTTCTCCTTAATAATTACTTTGATGATCCCCGTCTAGTCTCTACACCTTCCACGGTATGTGGCTTGGCTCGGTATTGTCCGTTCTGGAGTTCACCGAATTTGAGGATTGTTTAACGCGAGGCCATGCTGTTAACCACGCGGTGCTGATATAGCAACAAATCTACTTTTAGAAGTACACAGTTCCCACATTTCATCATGGAACTGGGGTATTTGTGACGCATCATCAAACCTGTTTATCAGACATGTTCCAACGAATCCGTGGATCACATCCTTAGTAAGTTGTACTACATCATTTACAGCCATACATTACTTACCTTTCTTACTCCGCTCGGAGCGCATTGAGCCATCTTTATTTCTTGAGAATGCTCTGTTATTACTGGGGTTCTGGATAAATAAATTTGCGAGTACAGATTTACCGCCCTTGCCAATAGCCTTCTTATGACCTACATCCCCATTAATAGATGTAGCCTTAACACCTTTTTTAGTAGCAACCATAGCCCTCGCCTTATTTCTAGCAGCCCGATCTTTAACCCGATTAGGTTTCTTTTTCTTTTCCCAGTTTAATTCTTTTTTATAATCTCTGGAACCGTTAGTCATGAAGGGCATATTACTTACAACCCTTCTTGCCCTTTCCGGTGCTGCGGCCCTGTCCCTTACATTTCTTTGCCATCTTCAATTACCTCCGCGTCTACTACGTTGTTGTATTCACCTTCAATGTACTGATCCACAGTAGCATCCTTTTCTACCCTCTTACCAGCAAAGGCTGCGAACTGCTCGGCTAACTTTAAAAGTCTACCTGCTTGATTCAGATCATCTACTTTAATGTTTGTTGGTTTCTTGCGTATCAATTGCCGTTTATCAAATAACCCGGATGTAACTCTTTCTAAATCCCTAGCTTTAAGGGGAACCTTTACTAGTCTACCTGTCCTTTGGTCGTACTGATAATCACCTTCGTCTATTCGATCTACTAACATATCAAGGGCTTTATCTATAACCTTTGACATCTTATTATCTTGACGTTGACCTTCACCTGACTGAATCTCCTCAATCAGTTCCTTCCACCAATCCGATGTCTTCCACTTGTCTAGTGTACTCTTCGGAATGTTCATCATTCTAGAAGTCTCTGCCATGTTACCTGTTGCCAGATACGTGGTTACTGCTTCTAGTTGTTTGCGTTTGTCCCAGTGGCCGGGATCGTGCGGCCGTACCTTACGGCTTCTTACATAAACCAGCTTCCCCAATGTGAATCTCCTTAGATGTGAGGTGTATTAGTCTTTCTCTTGAAGACTAAATCCAATACAGTAATTATACCACACAAAAGCCTAAATGTCAATAGGTAAGTGAAAATAAATATTTTTAGATGAAGTATTGACAAACACTAAAAGATGTAGTATAATAAGATTTATAGTAAGTAGTTATTATATTTATTTATATTCTATTTATTATATTGTTTTTTATTTATTTATATTTTTTATTTTATTTATATAGGAGTTTACCATGAAACAAGATCAATGGAAGATATGGCACGATACAAACTGGACTGAATTTGAAACACACTCTCTTATCTTTGGTATACTTAGAAAAACATTAAAAGGTAAATATATCGTTAGAGGAGAGTACACCTTTATGACTTCTGATGGAAATAGATTTCAACCGGATATATCTATCTTTGAATTATTAGAGAGAGGTAAACCAGCAGAACTTATCTTAACTATAGAAGTTAAGAAAGAGTCTAGTAGACAAGATACCTATGTACAGAAAACTAAATATGAATTATTAGGTGTACCTTGTTTAGTAGTTACAGGTAAAGAGGGAACTAATATTATTGACATGCTTACTCCCTATTTAAATATATAAGATAAAAGGGCTCCCGCGAGGGGGCCTTTGTCGTTTCCCCGAGCCACAATCTGTACAATACCCCGTAAAGGGGCTTCCTAGCCTCGCCATTCAATTTATATCCCCCTACCCTTATCCCTCTATCAATTAACTAAAACAAACTCAATGTACCCCCTTAGCAACTTTAGTTGCAATTGAGGGTACCCCTCTTGTTTTGAAAAAGTATTAAAATTATAGTAAGCCTTGTATCACCATTTAATCAACCTACAAAGTTTCCCCCCGTACCCCCTTAATTTATTAATAGCCTACTCCTCCTATAACTAATAAAAACAATAACTTAGTTTGATTGAACGCACGAACAATGATTTGGTTGACACGATTGTAAAATATAGTTTGTTTTACGATGTGAAATACCTCTATAAACAATCAATAGGTTATAGATGTATCCCCCATGTTAGTATAACTAAAGTAATAGAGTATGGATGCGTAGCATACGAAGTACAAGTCCATAAGATAGAAAGGAATAGATCATGTGGTATGTATCCCCCAGAAGAATGTGGATTAATCAACCATCAACACTTCAACCTCTTCATAAACTACACGGTACTAATGTACTAGCTATGCCAATTAACAACGATAGATTTAATCAAACATATCAGATATATTTCTTATCTGGATGTTTAATCTCTATGTTATGTAATAAACGATCACTATCGGAAGGATGGAAATGAGTAAAGAGAAAGCTAGTCTCGACATATGGATCAACCAGCATTTAGAAGCACGAGAAGAACGGATGCGAAGTATGGATAGTCCGTTCAATTGGCATCAGCCATCCGCTAATGATCTACGACCAACAACTGTTGAGGTTGTTGATCTTAACCAACCAATTGAGTTTAAATAGATGTACGAAAGAGCAACCCTCTCTAAGACAACAAGCACTAAAGATGCTTGTCGTCATCCAACGATAAGATTCAAGTGACGATGAAACACATCACTTGACCTAGTAAATCACATCCAACCCACACAAAACGTGGGTCGGCTGCTCAACTAGGCATCTGTGATGATCTTATTATTCTTAACTGATACGCTCATTCTGTCTATAAAAGGGAGATAAGCAAACATCGTGCCTGACAAAGTAATTTGTCAATTGCTAAAGCACGCAACAAAAGCCATTTTATCCATAAAGTCAGCTCCCTAGTCATATTGACAGAGGTATAATGATGTTTTCAACGAAGAGGACAACGAAATGAAACAGATAAATGCTCAACAGGAACTCAACGATTGCGACATGTATCCCTCCACGGATAGTATTATTTATACACTCATCGAAGGAGTTAAAACTCTAGTAGTTATCGGTTGTGTCTTGTCATTATTCTTACATCTGTATTACTGAGTGCTACCTCTTACTATATATACTCACGTGTATATAGTAGGTCGGTCATTCGTCCGACACTTCCATCTACATACTTGAAAGGTTTCATCATGTTCAACTCTATCCGCAAGTCGTTAGCTAACCTGATCGCTCCATCGGCAGTTGTGATTAATATCCCGAAGGATGCTAAGTCTCTCACGATTCAACAAATCCCAATGCATGTTCGCACTCAATCAGAACGCGTCAATCGTCAAGAAGTCATCCAAGGTAAGTTCCACCTCTCTCACTTGGAACTGATGAACAGCCAATATCTCAAAGATGCAATTGCTCAACTTGGTGCATGGGGCAGTTTAGCTCGTGTATTCTCAGAGTATGAGCGTACGTACAACAAAAAGAATGCTGACTTCGGTAAGTATCATAGTTACTTAAATGAGTTCCACGCTTGGAATGCTGCTACCTCAACAGACAAGCAAATGGACGATGAAACAGTGCTTTTGACTCTCAATCGAATGGCCGATCCAGTTGTTCCAAAGGGTAACAAAGACACAGACGCAATCATCGCACGTATTCGTAAAATGACTGTGCAAGAAATCACGCAAGAGCGCATTGCGAAGGCCGAGAAGAAATCAGCCTTGCGTAAAGAAATGCTTTCTAGTCTAGCGGCTGAGATCTGGCAATATGACTCCGATGATCTTGATCCATTCCTCGCATCCGCAAAGGTTGCAGCCAAGGCAATTCAGACTCTCGAGTGGATTGCTAATAATTGGCAAGGTGAGCCGGCTGGGATCGCCGCTGAATTGCTATTGATTGAGGCTGATATCAAGGTTATTGAAGAACTCGCCAAGAAGGAAGAAGCCCACGAAGGTGAGTCAAACCTGTAACAAATAGAGAAGTTAATCGACCAGATGGCTTGTATAGCATCTGGTCTTTTTTCGTCCTCAATAACACACGCACCAATGTGGTGCATACCCCCATATAAAAAATTTTTTACGCGGCTTCGCCGCTCGCTAAAACCCATTGGAGACTGATATGCTCACCAAACAGATCCCCTTACCGTTAAGGCAGACAAGCCTGCCATTGCAACGTAGCTGCTTCACTAACCGCTTATCTGAACAGATGTACACAAAACCTTGGGATCATCTAGCCTTCTCCGCTGGTGCCAGCTACGGACAAGCCAAGAGGCGGGCTAGTATCAACCAACAGTGCCAGTCGGTAAGGCACCAGCCCATTGAGGGTCGGTCATATCAAACGCTTTTTAAGGAATTAAAATGTCATGTTTGCTACATCACACATTAACCGCCTTCATCGTACGTTAAACTCACACAAGGAGCCTCAAATGCTACGAAATATCTATACTAATCAAGTTGTTCATATTCCACATAACAAAGAGATGTCGGATCACATGAAGCGTAGTGTGCGTGAAACAAAAGAAGTCCTCGATCATAAAGGTGATAAGTTCTTTCGCCTAGAAGAACGAGCACACATCAAGAAGTAATTAAGATTAACGGGCGGGTTGCTAATGTTGGCCTAAGGGCGAGACTTATAAACTCGTAAGCACTGTCTAGATAAGGCAGTTAACGTGGGTTCGATTCCCACCCCGCCTACCAATTAGGATAGTAGCTCAGCGAAAGAGCAACTGTTCATAGCCGGCCTTGAGAACAGCATGTCGTAGGTTAAATTCCTACCTATCCTACCAAACAAATAAATGGAGATTAACATGAGTATCCGATTTGCGCATATTCGCATCATCGCACCAGATGGTCACATTGACTCTAAGGGTGGACTAACCATTGCCTATGAACAACAAGGTAATACAATTAACTATGCTATTGCTCGTTGTCATGAGCGGGACAACTTTGTTAAATCACAGGGACGTGTAAAAGCAGCCGGTCGTCTCCTATCAGACAAGCACCGACAATCTACAACCCTTGATATTACTAGCTTTAAAGAGAAGATCTATAAGATGCCGCTTAATTATGTCGGCAATGTATAAGAACCCCATAGAATAAGGTCGGTCATCACTATTGAAAACAATTCTACTACTTATTCTATCTTTTATCCTCTTCTCTTTTAGTGCTATTGTAGGAATCGTAAGTTATAAAATATATTTGCAGCAGACTATACAATGTTCATTAGAAGAGAACGGACATTCTCTAGTACAATCCATGTCTGATGGTAACGAAGTAATATGTACCTACACGAAAGACACCCTTCAACATAAAAGATTAAAATACAAAAAAGGAGCTCTTAAATGAATATTATCTTTTGTATATTAGCAACAATAATCTTACTATGTCTTATATACTATGATGACAACTTCTACACCCATGTAGGTTGGCTTACATATGTATTATTAGTTGTCTTAGCTATATCAGGCTGTGCATCATTTCCCACATCTAATTTTGAGGAAGAGCCATTTGTATATATGGATTATCCTTAAATGAAAACTAGATACTACATCTATGCAACAGCTACCAATAAACATGGTACAACTATAAGTAAAGGTAAAAATAGTTATACTAAATCTCATCCACTTCAAGCCTACTTTGCAAAGAAAGTAGGAAGACCTGAACAGATATACCTTCATGCAGAAATTCAATGTATTCTTAATGCAAAAGGAGATGAGATTTATGAGCTAAAAGTAGAACGAGACGATAGAAAATCTCTCTGTAATGCACGCCCATGTCCTATTTGTATGGAGGCCATTCGCGCTTTTGGTATCAAAAAACTTACATACACAACTGAATCTGGATATAAAACAATATGGGTAAAAGATGGAACAGACGTTTAGAGGTTGAAGATTCAACAGGAATCCAACCTATTAAACAACGAATGATTGAGCACACAATCTCCCCCTATCAAACACAAACTACATCATATTCTAACACAACATATCGACGTGTTATGAGTGTTGAAGAATACAATACATATCTTAAACAAGCAGAAGAAAAAGGATTTAAAATCGGAGCAAAGGTACGGACAGGATATGGAGCAGAAGCTCATATCGTAAGTGTTAAACCTACAGATAAACCTATTGATGTATGGAGTGGTAAAACTCTACCAGATTGCTTCCTCATCCATAGAGTAGATCAACCTACACCCATTCAAATGGGTTACAATGAAACAGAACTTACTTTAATCTAAAGGGACAGACATCATGCTAATTAAACATATCAATAAAAATACCTTCGACCTATTCTTTAATAATGGTTGGGATAATTGGGCACGATTTGAAGTAAAAGGAACACAACTCCATCAAGTTAACGGAGTACAAGTACCAACTAACATTACATCCTTCCTTAATAAGCGCTATTGTAAATAAGGGATCATCAATGAAAAGAGTTGCTGCTAATTGTGGATATCAATCATCTACCATCTTCCCTTGTTTTAATGTGGGAGTAGGTCTTACACATCCAGATCAACTCAAAGAAGATCATGTATTGATCCTACATGGAGGCGGGGATATCTCCCCTTCCCTATACGGATCGAAGAAATCTAAACGAGGATACGGATTCGATGATCCTACTGATCGTGATCTACTTGAATGGGAAATGATTACTCAAGCAGTAAAGATGGGTATCCCCATTGTTGGTATCTGTCGGGGTGCTCAAATGTTATGTGCCTTTGATGGTGGTACATTAACTCAACATATAACAGGCCACCAAGGGTCTGACCATCGTATCATTGATACACGAACAGATCAAGTGCTCATAGCTAATAGTTGCCATCACCAAATGATGAATGTGAAGGACGGTCATAAGAATCTCACCCTTGCTCATACCATTGGAGAAGTTACAGGCTATGATGATAATGATAAAGCATTCACTATCATTAATGTGCCTGAAGTAGTCTATTTCCCACTACTAAAAGCAATTGGTATTCAAGGACATCCTGAATGGATGCCCGGATCGCTATTCACTCGCTACTGTAGTAATCTTATTAAAGACTTCCTATTAGGAGAATAATAAGTGAAAACTCTAGAAGAAAAGATTAAAGTAATGCAAGCAATGCTTGACGGTAAACCCATAGAAATGAAAGCCCATGCGTGTTTAGTATATAACACTTGGAATGGCATCCGTCCCCCTAATTTTAATTGGGACCTTAATGATTACCGCATCAAAGAAGAACCTAAAAAGAAAATAAAGTTATATCAAGCTTTACTTCACTACAAAGATTCTATGTGTTATCAACTAACACCTCAATTATATAAAACAGTAGAACAAGTAACAGAGATATACAAGCATTCTAACTATGAAGTAATTAAACTCTTACCCCATACTGAAATAGAAGTGGAGATTGACAATGAGTAAATTCACACTGGGTGCTGACCCGGAACTGTTCCTTCTTAAGAACGGTAAACCCTTCTCAGCTATTGGGCTTATCGGTGGTACGAAGGAAGAACCTAAACCTATGCAGAAACGAGGCTTCTTTGTTCAAGAAGATAACGTATCTGTTGAATTTAATGTACCACCTGCCTACAATCACCAAGAGTTTATTGATAACATTCAATATGTTATGACTTCTCTTAAGAAGAAACTCAAGAAGTTTGAGCTTAGTGAAGATAGTGCTCTAGTTTTTCCAGAGGAACAACTCATTCATCCACAAGCACAGGAATTTGGATGTGAACCTGACTATAATGCATGGACTAAGGAGATGAACCCTCGTCCAAAAGCTACTGATGCTTCTCTACGTAGTGCTGGTGGTCACGTACATATTGGTACAAAAGAAGATCCTATTGAGGTTATTCGTGCAATGGATCTATTTGTTGGTTGTCCATCTATTAAGTTAGATAAAGGATTACTTCGCCGTCAATTGTACGGAAAGGCTGGTGCCTTCCGTCCAAAGAGATACGGCTGTGAGTATCGTACCCTTAGTAACTTCTGGATCTTCTCAAAAGAAAAGATTCAATGGGTCTACGATCAAACAGCACGTGCCATTGACTTCGTGGAATCAGGTGAGACTATTGATCCTAAGCACGCTGATATCATCCAAGAATGTATTAACAATTCAAGTGAGAAAGCATATGAATTTCTTCGAGAAAATTATAGACTTGCCGAAAACCAGTGAGTCTTTCGTATCGGATATGGAGAAAAGGTTCCATAGAACCTTTCTCCTTTGTCGTGCTAACCCAAAAGAAGACTTCTATCCTGTAGAAGTAAGGGATAGAGTAGATGCTTCCTTGTTTTTATTTATAAGTCCATTCAGTAATAGTGAAGTTAATATCAAAACGTCTACTCTAGAAGTACAACCTTTTTTACCAGACACAGGTTATTATAATCTCAAAACAAGATTATTCTATCTTACGAAAGATCCACAACGTCAATGGAAACGTAGCTTCTGTCCTAGTATCTACACATTAAATTCCCCCATCAATACTGATATGCAATGGGGTCGTACAAACACAGCCAGTTGGACTGAATGTGCACGTGCAATATGTAACAATAAATACACATCTTTAGATTCCATTAAACAAAAAGACGCCGTACCAACAGCCCTTAGTCTTTCATTTGCTTTTTCTTATAATGAACGTGAGAATAAGCACCAGCTTATCTATCGTCGAGTACCAGTAGCTACCTTAGACTTTGAGAAAAAAGAAATAGTAGATGTAGTAGATTTTATGCATCAAGAAATTCAAGATCTTTTATATAGGACTAATGTTAAATCATGGAAACTAACATGAACAAACAAAAACTAAGTGATTACTTCAATCTTACTCCTCTCAAAATGACAAGTCAATTAGAGGAATACAAACAAGAAGATGCACTATATAAAAATACTATCCCACTAGTTAATCCGAACTATATCTTTGGTTTAGAAATTGAAGTAGAACAAATCCATCAAGTAGACAAACCTAAATTTAAATCTTACTGGGATGTCACACCAGACAACAGCTTACGCAATAGTGGAATTGAATTCGTATCCAAACCTCTCAAAGCATTTCAAATTGAAGGGGCTTTAGATCAATTAGTAGATAACCTTAAGATTAATGGCAACCCTCCAGAATTTACACCTCGCACATCTACACATATACATATGAATGTACGGGACTTAACTATCTCCCAAATCTTTAACTTAGTTCTTATCTATACTAGTGTTGAGAATGTATTATTTAATTGGGTCGGTCATGGACGAGATAAAAATATCTTCTGTATTAAATTAACTGATACAGAATACATTCATCAATATACCACACTACTTAATGATCCAGCCCGTGCAACACGTTACTGGAATAAATACACAGCACTTAATTTAAAACCAATGGAATCCAAGGGTACAATTGAATTCCGACATATGTATGGTACTATGGATAAAGAGATTATCCTTCCATGGATCAACTTTATATCTTGTATTAAAGCTTATGCTAAAACTGTAACTACCCAAGATTTATACGCCCAACTTAGAGAATTAAATACCAATTCATTATATGAAGAGTATCTCTATTCTATCTTTGGTAATTACACTAAATATTTACTCCTAGATATTACTAATCTACAAACTCTATTAGAAGACACTATTACATATGTTAAATTGAGTACATTAGTAAAAAAACAACCTACCACAATAGATTGGGAGACTCCTCCTGCCATTAGATTCACTGACACAAATAGGGAACAACGTACTATTGGTAGAGCTATTCTAGACGAGGTAGATCCCCAAGAAATACCACCTACACCATATACCCCTCCACTTGAATACCAACCAATAGACCCAACACTAACAGTAAATCCTATACCCAATATAAGACAAACAGTTGAATTTAATCGTATGGCAGAACAATTCAGATTATTCGAACAACAACTAGGAAATACAACACATACACCTGTAAATAGACCCACACGTCGCCCTGTGCCTACCATAGAAGAACGTGTACAACAACGAGCAGCGGCCCGTCAACGTATGATTAATAACGAAAGAGGTATCTAAATTGTGTGGAATCGTCGGGTTACTAACCAAAAGAATGAATGGCTTCTTTAGTCCAGAAGTAGAAACATTCCAACAAATGTTATATGCTGATGCTGTTCGTGGTTGGGATGCAACAGGAGCCATGGGCATTACAAAAGAAGGTAATGTAGATATTAAGAAACAAGCAGCAGCAGCTAGTATCTTTGTATCTTCTACTGAATTTGATGCCTTCAAAAAGAAGATGTTATCTTCCTACCACGCAGTAATTGGACACAATCGTAAAGCTACTCATGGTGAGAAACGCCATGAAGATGCTCACCCTTTCTGGGATAAAGATAATAAGATTGTTCTTGTACATAATGGAATGATTAGTAATCACAAAGAACTCTGTACTAACTCTACAGTTGATTCTGCGGCTGTAGCTAATGCATTCGCAGATAAAGAAAGTTTAGAAGTTCTTCCATCTGTTCAAGGTGCATACGCTTTCATTTGGTATGATGTTAAACAGAAAAAGGTGTTCTTCTGCAGAAATGAGTCACGTCCTCTTTTCTTAGTAGAAACAGACGATCTTTTTGCTCTTATGTCTGAGCCTTCTCTAGCTGTATGGACTCTTGGTCGTAACAATATTAAGATCACATCTATCAAACAAATAGAAGATCACACACTATTTGAATACGACCTTGCTTCACATAAGATTGAGGTAGTACAAAAATACGAACAAAAAAAAACCGTTACAACATACAACAAGTACAATGGGGGTACTGGGACTACTAGCAACAATATTATCTATTTACCTTCTCAACATAAACAAGAATTAGTTACTCCCCCATTTAAGAAAACACTTGGTGTTCTCTATAACACTATGGAAGTTATTGAAGTAGATCCTAAATGTTTTCTAACTAATAAAGATATACCTACTAGAGAAAGAGCCGTAGATATATACAACAACAGACAACTTATATACATTCAAATCTCAACCTACGAAGAGATTGTAAATAAAACTACAGGAGTTGTGTCTGTAACAGTTAAAGGACAACCCATTAATATTAATCATCAGTGGTTAATTTGTAAAGCTCACATGAGTAAACATGAGTTTGATCTTATTGATCTTACTGAAGTATTTGAATTTCAAATTGCTTCTATTATTCGTGGTAAGGATATGAATGTCTTGATGTATGGTAAAATAGGTAATATCCTTGATGCAAAAGAAACAAACAACGGATGTACTGTAACAGAATCTATGTGGTTTGATTCAGTATTCCCTGATAAGTGTGATCTCTGTCGCTTACCTCTACATTACAAAGATCTACCAGAATCTACAATTGAGTATGAGAATTACCAAGTTAAACATGCACTTTGTCCAGCTTGTACAGTTAAATATGAATCATCTAAGGAGAAGTAAATGATCTTTTTATTAGGTTTTATTATAGGTTTTCTATTAATAGAATTATATTTTTGGATTATAGAATGAAATACGTAATCATTCCATACAAGATTGGTAGTCAATCAGCTAAGAAATTACAAGAAAGTATCAAAGCAGCCGGACATCGCTGTGTGCGAGTCCGCCCAGATAGCACTACCTATCGCGCACGCCCTACAGATAAGATCATCTACTATGGTGGATCTACTTTTAACTTCCATTCTAATAAGATCATCAATCGTACTCGTGGAACTGCTAACAACAAGTTATATACCTTCCGTAAACTACAAGAAGCCGGTCTATCTACTGTAGAATGGACTACAGATCCAGCCTATGCGCGGCAACAGTGGGACATAGTTGTTATTAGAGAGACCCTACACGGACATAGTGGCGAAGGTATTAGAATGTGGTACAAAGAGGACGCAAATGCTGGGGATGATTTAGGACACGCCCTTCTCTATACTAAGTATCAGAAGAAAACCTATGAATGTCGTGTGCATGTCTTTAATGGAGTAGTTATTGATGCACAGATCAAGCGTAAGAAAGTTACAGATGCTACCCAAGAAACGAACACTACTATCCGCAATGTGCATACTGGTTGGGTATACTGTAGGGAAGATTTCGTACTACCAGACGAGGCTGCCCAACTTAGCATTGCCGCCGTACAAGCCGTAGGTTTAGACTTCGGAGCAGTTGACTTAATCTACAATAAGCATTATAATAAATTTTATATCCTCGAGATCAATTCTGCACCTGGAATTGAAGGTACTACCCTTAATAACTACGTTCAAACTATTCTAGCTGTTTAAAAAAAGGAAATAACTATGCAGACTTTACAAGCCATTACAAATCCACTTCGCCGGGTGAATGGAAACTATATAAGCAAATTTTTATTTGCAGATAAGTATTATAACGGGATTAGTTGGGGTAAATGTGTAATAAACGATGAGAATAAAACAGTGGAGTTCATGCAGACTCCTGGATCTTGTAAGGATTACGTAGTTGATACACGTTATCGTAACGTATCCAATGGATGGGATAAGTATTTATGGACACAAGAAGAGATTGAATACCCATCCGTATATTTCTGGATGTCTTCTCCTATGTATGATAGAATCACACAGAAGATTAAAGAAATTCTTAATCCTTGGGAAGAAAAAAATGGGTTTCTACCATCTGAAACCTTAGCTGTAAACTTTAATGGCACACAATTAGTAGATAAGACTAATACAGAAAAGCATGTACTTATTCTTAAATTTGATCCTGTATGGATGCAGAACTCTATGTGTATGAGTTTCTTTCTCTCTGTTGTACGTCATGCTATATTACAAGAGAAGATTCAATTTAAAGACATTACTAATACTGAATATTCTAAACCTGAACATGCTTATCGTGACAGGTTAGTACCTGAATGTAAACAAGTAATAGATTATACAATTGATAATCCAAGAACCTTGTTAGAATTTACTAAAGATTCTAATGCGCATGGATATAAAGTTAATCCACAAACTCATGGTTGTACTGGTTTGTTTTATATCTTTAATCCTCTTGTATATAAATACCATAAAGACTATGCAGAATCGGATACACTAAAAAGATGCTATCCAGCAGTCTGTAGTCATATATTAACTGCTTATGCTGACCATGTACTAGAACTACTATCACCTAAGAAAGAAGAACTCCCAGATGTCAAGATGCAAAGCCTGCAACCAAAAGTTACAAAACCACGAACTCATAAGACAACTCCAAAAAGTACCACCACACTTATCTGGCCAACAACACCAGAAGCTATCTTCTAGCACGACAGGACAAATAGAGTACGCTGATCTATGTACTAACTGTCTTAAGCAATCTGATCTCTCGATGTTTAATGTAATTGATAGATGTCCTAATTACAAAGACTACCAAGAAGATGAATAATGGAATCACATCTAATACGCCACGAACAATGTCCAAGATGTAAAAGTGAAGGCCGAGATACTAGTAAAAATAATCTTGCTATATACTCGGATGGACATAAGTTCTGTTATTCTTGTCGATATGTTGAACATGCTAACAAGATTACATCGTTTAAAAACAAGGAAACGACTAGAGACGAAGCACCTACAGTGGTACTTCCTTTAGACAGCACGACACAATTACCAAGAGTAGCTACTGAGTGGCTGGAACGATATGAATTTGACCATAACACCATAAACAATAACCATATTATGTGGTCAGATAAGT